CTACTTTTTAAAGGAAAAATGCTCTTTAAATACGGATAGTATTAAAGTGGCGCTTTCAGGTAACTCTACAATTCCGGTTTCCTTGTTGTAGTAAGAAACTAGAACTTGTATGTAAGCTTGGCCTACAGCTTGAGTAAGTGCGACAGCTGTCGCAGCAGAGATTACACCACCGAGAATGGAACCTACGCCAGGAATAAATTTTAACGCGTTTGAAACAACGGTTTTGCCAACTTGAGCGACTGCTGTAACTCCAAGAATTCCCGCAACAACCGATGTAGTTGTTGATGTAGATGTATCCAATTCAAACTCAGCATTTATTTTATATATCATTCCACTTTGTACTGCTGCAATTAATGGAGCATCAGACCCAGGTATAGGCGAAGCACCTACAGCGCCAGCTGCAGCAGAAGCTCCATGAACAATATTTCTCGCGCCATTTTTCATAGCTTCAAGGCGTTCGCCCATTTTAACCATTTGAGCCTTTTTTAAAGCTTGCTTTGCACCCCTCTTAGCGTCGGGGAGGCTTTTAAAACTCATATCAACTAGATCATCAAGCCCACTGACAGGAATAATAAATTTACCTATTTTCCTATCTTTTGAATTAACTCTTACATAATTATCTGCGACATAACTTCCATGATGCTTGTCAATCTCATTTATAGCTGCATGAACAAACTCATCTGTGTCTTCTTCAAGAGTTTTAGTGAATACTATTACGATAGGTATTCCATACTCTTTTAATATTCCAATAAGCTCTATATCTCTTGGTTCAACCCTAGCTCCTGAGGCATCAATACACATCCAGCCAAGGTGTGGTACATCGTCCAAATGAGAGTAGCTATCAAAACTCGATTTTATTTCTTTTTTTAATTGATTTATTGTCCCCTCATAATCTTTCGATTCAATTCCTTTAGTATCCCATAAAACCAATCCTTTTTTCGGTACAGTAATTTTATCCAAGTGCTGTGTAACTGGTTTACCGACTCCAGACTTAACTATTTCCTCGCCAAAAACAGCATTAACTAATGAGCTTTTCCCAACCCCTGTCGCACCAAATAGTATAATATTGAATTTCTCTTTTTTTTCCTCTGCTTCCTGCTTTGCTTTTTCAGCATTAAAAGTTTGCGAGCTGTAGTCAAAGGAATCACCAAGAAACTCTTCATAAGAGCCAGACATAATCACCTCTTTAATTATCCATAATAAATACTTCTATATACTACCATGTTTAACTATGGTTTTTTGATTCTACTGATTCAGGATTAAAAGGCAATTCACCAACCTTGTTTTTATTGCCACGCAAAGAATGAATATTTTATTTGAGTGTTTTTTCCTCAGCCCATTCAAAAGATGACTTTGTTTTTTTTACTTTGGTCCACTTAGCATGCTGCTAGTTATGCAAATCACCTTATTTTCTTCTAAGATACTGCGAATTGAAGATTATTTACGCTAGCGTATTCATAGCAGGCTTACAGCCATTGATCTTATCCGGGCAAGCCCTGGCGAATGGTGCGGTATATCCATTTACGATTTTTGTCGAAGAGGGTGCAGTTCTGACCTAAGCCATAGTCGTTGACGATTTCTTTGTCACTCGCGGCATTCAGCTCTTGCGAGTTGATAAGCCAGTCTGTGGTATCTCGGCAAAATGGACTATTCCTTTTTAGAAATCTTCAGACAAGCAGATCAGAATACCTTTACAGCAAACGTCTGCTTCTCGCTCATAGCGGACCTTAGACTTTTTAGGCAAGGCCATCATGTCTTTCTTTCGAATGCGTTCAGCTGCAGACCGGTACGATCATCGTTAAGCCTGTCGAGGTTTCGAGGACGCGGGTTCAACTCCCGCCAGCTCGACCAATCATGATTGGACGGTGATAGGACATCACCAGCAATAACAGGATGTTAGCAGTCTCAGCAGGACACCGGCCAGACGGTGGGGGGACAAAAAAGGATACGCAAAGGAGCCGCGGATCCCGAGTGATAAGAAGCCCGCTGATGCGGGCTTTTTTATGGGCTTTTTACACCGGCCTATCATCCGCATCTGTGCTGGTGATGAAGAATGTCACCCTGCCCATCACTTCGACCTCTTCCGCTGCGTCGCCTTCTATCGCCTCGCCGTCCTCTGTGATTAATGCTTTTCCCAGAAACCGTGCAAATTGAGTCTGACCGCCACTAAGGATCAACAGAACCTGCCCCTGCACAAGTCGGGTGACCGGCTCGATCACCGCAAACCCGGATGACGTCTCAAGGATTCTGCTGTCGATGCCAATTCCGCAAATGGTTTCAGGGCAGAGCCTGCGCTCTACATAGTCTGTTGCTGGCGATACGAATCCCATCAGATCACCCTCCCCATGTTTCTCATCATCCAGAGCCGGTTCTGGCTGTCATCCGGCGTCTTGTCGACGAAGAACTCCTGGTAGCGCCCTATCCAGTCATTGGCGTCGTCTGGCGTGAAATGCCAGTTCCTGGCGCGCAACTCCCGGATGAAATCATCCGTGCGTAAACACTGGTATCCCTTAGGGTTTAGCTGTATTGCAGCGACAAATGCGCTGTGAATGTCTGATTTGCGGGGCATGGTGACCTCTCATTTATTATTACTGTGTATTTATACAGTAATTTTAAAGAGAGTCTAGGGCAAGGAGGCTGTGCCTATTGATAATTACTGCTGAACATCCTGCTGGTTTTTCGACTGGGCTTCAACCATGACTGTTAGCCAAGCCTTGAGGGCTTGACGAGTACAAGTGGTTTCATCCAGGTCGATTTCACCAGCCCAGTACACAGATTGTTTCTGGATGCAGAGACAAAGGTCGGGCCGACACAGCTAAAAGGCTTGAATAGCGCTGCCAGCAAAAGCGATTGGAAATTATTTTAATGTAGTGTATTTTAGATATCTACCCACATAAATAATGAAGCCCACCTATCATGGACATAATTACCAAACCCACTTACTGGCAACCGGATTATTATGTAGAGCTTTTAAGTGCTTCTGACATTGAAGATAAGGAAATATATTTCCAAAAAATAGTTATTACAGAAAATCTTTATAACCTTATTCTTAATTATTATGAAAATAATAATTTTTTTTGGAAGCAAACCACTTCTATAAATGCTAATGATAGCATTTCTAAAACAATAAGTTACGGGTTGTTATTTAGTTTATGCAAAGAAATAGATATCAACGACTCAACCTCTTATTATATAAATCAATACAATACAGAGAACGCACCTGAGGAGAAAACATTTTCAAAAACACCTGAAGACCAGGCATGCATTGAAAAAATAAACTTTTTAAAAAGCCAGCAAGGAAGTTATTATTCCATTTACAGACTTATTGCAGGGATTTTGAAAAAATACCATTTTGAAATATTATCCATCACCGTTTGGGAACACTACCTTCGATATAAATTCAGCTCGGAAGTAACTGGAAGAACTTCACTGCTCAGTTGTGTGGCTATAGATGCTTTAAAAGGATACAAGCAACCTAGACATACAACACACTCCTCAAGTGCTTTGTATGACACTTTCTCAGGTGATGGGAGCAATAATACATACCTTGGTGATGGATTATGGATTTCCCCTTCCGGTGATATTTCTGACGAAGGGCGTTGAACGTCAAATAAAGCGTGTGCTGTTACGCTTTAAGCGTCTGCATTTCATATTGTAGCTGGGCGACCTGCGTACTCAGCATTTCGATTTTTGCAATCGCATGATGCAGCGCCAGCGCCGTATCCATCATGATGACATTGTTATCCAGCGCCAGGGTGTCGTCTTTATCACAACGATTCCCGTCCTCGTCGAACTCAGGCGCAGCAGGAACCAGCTTCACATACTCACGGTCAATATCACGTAAAGCATCCTGAGCGATAATCCCCCGGCGTGCCCGTTCGAAGTAATCCCCGTTATACACGAACGTGCAGGGTTTCAGCTTCCTGATGTTCTCGTAAGATGCCTGGCCGTCGTCATAGGTGATATCGTGCTTCAGAGTGGCATCAGAGGTCGCTGACTTCTGATAAGTGTAGTTGCCAGCAAATCCACCATCGCCACTTGTCGAAGTGACAAAATCCCCGTTGGCTGGGGTGAAATACCAGTACCGTATCTTGGACCCACTATCTCCGAACTGTGTTAGCGCAGTGTTAGCCCAGGCGCCCAGCCCGTTACCAACATTACCCCACATCGATCGGAGGTTATACCCACCACCATGTTGATACCCCCAGGAAAGGCCAGCTATAGCCCCGTTACCCGGAGAATCCGTGGAGGTTTCCGCGTAACAGGAGGCATAGTGGGCCTGTGCTGAGTTCCACCACGAGCTCACGGCTGGACCGCCCATATACAAACGTCCGGGAATTTGCACATTGCCGTTGGACATGAAGTCGAAGTAGTTGTTCTGCGCGGAGTCAGTACCCCCCGCATTTTGCAACACAACCAGTCTGGCAATGGAGTAGTTCCATTCGATGCGTTTCACGACCTGAAGCTGGGCGGATATCTTCTCAACGCCATTTACGGTGTACTGTGACTTTATGTATCCGCCATAAACCGTACTCCCGACCCCCGGCAGAGACGCGTCATTGATGGTGGATGTCCAGGCAGCAATGGCCCTGCTTAATTCAGCCGTGTCTATTCTGTTTGCCATAACTTAATTCCTTACGCCCAGACGCGAGCCGGTGTTTTCGGGTTAACCACAAAGTCGTTCAGCCCGGATAAATCGAGCGAGTCATTCATGACCCGCAAATTGACGTGATAGCCGGGTTCGGTGGTGTACTTAATGATTTCGTTTTCTTCACCGGGATCGATAACTTCAGCAGGGACAGTGATAACGCCAATGATATCCAGGCTGATTCCAGGATGAGATAACATCCCCTGCCCCTCATCATCCATAAAACCCGTCGCGATTAACTGCGTGCGCATTTCTTCGGCGTCATTAAAGCGCAGATATAAGTCTCTCATTAGCGGAGTCCATTAATTTGGTTATCAGTTAATGCGCGGTGCCAGATGCGCAGATTTCGAATGTAATATACGAACCGGGCAACTGACTGACTTGTATTCCCAAATTTCGTAATTACATTATTGTCAGCATTAGATCTTGTGCCTGATGTAATCTTGCCATTGAAGGACATATACACATTATTACCCGCAACTCTGTATGAAAAAATACTTGCCGTCCCATCTTGGGAGGCAATTTCCAGCGGGGAACTCCTGTAAGAACGGATCATTTTATTCGTATCAAGTCGACAAATGATGTCATATCTAGGACCCTGGACAGATATAGCCTCTGTATAGCCACCAACAGGCATAAATTTTGTAGTTAACTCCACGGCAACGGTTCGGTCAAAAAGCGTGGTAAGGGTTTTATATCCTGCATTCTCCGTTGGGATGACCCAACTATCCGCGGTCCGAGTCACTGCTGCCGCATTTGTAGGGATGTATGAAGTTGGGAAAGGACTGTCTTCTAATTGCGCACCCCATACATATAAACCGGATACACCGTCACCGGTATAACTCGAAGAAGGTCCATTCCCCAATTGAAGGCGAATAACTGTACTCTGGCTGGCCGCAGCGGTAAATGTCATCCAGACGCGATATACACCATTGCTGAGAACTTCAAATCCACGGTCGACAAACTGAGCACCATTGCCAGTTCCAACCCAAGCGCCCGCTACAGGGTCGAAGAAAACACCGGCTGTACTACCAGCTGCGACACGCAGATATAGATTACGTGGATTTGTGTGAGCTTTTACGAAAACCGAATAACAATAAGTTGTGCCTGCTGTTAACGATATATTTCGGTCTTGCGAGTAGTGTTCAGAACTTGCTGTGTCCTCAACCAATAACGCCATCGTTTTATCGCCACGAGGCGAGTCGCCGCTATTATTAGTTGTGGTAACTCGTTGTCCCGCCCCCCACTGTTCGGAGTTTGTATATAAATTCGTGGCCTGAGATTCCATTAATAAACCCCCACGCTCAAAACGTGGTTCGTTAATATCCGCTAAACGCATTGACCCTGACTTATCCATAACTGTTGCAGTAGTTGAACGGGCAAAGGTCGCTGACTTTGTTGGTAGCTCCAGTACCTGCCCGGAAATTGTCAGCCGGTCATAAGGCGCGGAACCCGCCAGCAGGCGCAGGTCATCATTCAGCGGAAGCCAGACGTCAGGGAACGGGGCTTCCTCATAAGGTACAGAGGTCAGCAGCTGCGCGGCGGCAAGGGATGCGGCGGCGCTACTGGCGCTGGCGGCTGCGTTGTTCTCAGACGTTTTGGCATTCGTCTCAGACGTTTTTGCGTTCGTCTCAGAGGTCTTTGCGTTTTTCTCGGATGTGGCCGCTGCAGTAGCGCTGCTTGCCGCTGCGGTCTTTGACGAGTTCGCGTTCGTCTCAGAGGTTTTTGCGTTTTTCTCTGATGCTGCCGCTGCAGCAGCGCTGGCACCTGCCGCACCGGCTTGGGCGATCAGCTTCGTCCAGCTGGGACCCGTCTTTTTTGAACCGTCTGCCAGGGTTACGGTGACGTCGCCGGTACCCGACAAAATCAGGTCCTGGTTGATGATACTGCTTTGCGCCAGGCGAAACCCTTCTGTGACGGCTTTCGCCAAATCGTCATCAAGTGTGGCCATTCGTGATGTCCTTAAAATAAAAAACCCAGCCGGAGCTGGGTTATAAGGGTGAGGTGAGGTTATGGGCTGGGGTCAACTGCCTGAGTAGTCAGAAAAGTTTGGGGTGTTTCTCTTGGTGATTAAAACCATGGATGGCTGCATACCCATAGAGGAGTTACCGTTACTTCCCCCCTTAAGGCCGACACGTATGGTGATGGGGCCAGAATTGGCAGGAATATCCAGGCTCGCCGTAACGGGTACGTAACTGTTTACCTTGCGTTGGCTATTGTTCGGGCCGTCGAATAGAACTTTTAGCCCGAGGGGCGCTGAAGTAATATCTCGTCCGTTTATGCTGATGTAGGCGTCTACGTCAGCGTTATACGTATCGCTGTTGTTCCATACGACGAACGTGGGAACCGCGATAGTAACATCATACGGAACGCGCCCCGCCCAGGTTACTTGCCGGTAAAAGTCAATTGATTTACCAGGGTTCCCCGCAAAACTGCCCCCAGGGAACGAGAACATGTTAACGACGTCACCGACGATTCTATTTGCATAAACGGTGCCTTTGAAATCGCCGTCTGTAGCGTAAACCGTACCCCGGAACTCTCCGTTAGTGGCGTAAACTGTTCCTCTTATTGTCACGCTATTGAAATAGGCAGAGCCGTCTTTTCTGATGCACCAGCCACGCCCGTTCGGGTCCCACGGTCCAAGATCGTTCCAGTCGCTGGAGCTGATCTGGAATCCGATTTTGGCGTTATCAATCGAGCCATCCTGGATGAATGCCGAACGCAGGAACATCTGCCCGCCAGTCGCCGCAAACACCAGCTCCTGTCCGTTCGTCGTCGGGTTATAAACCGCGAACGTATCGGCAGAAATCAGGAAGTTTGAGGCCCCTGTGCCGTCAATGCCCAGCTGGATACCCGCGATGCGTTTGACACCGTTCGCCTCCACCTGGACTTTAACACCCCATTGCGCGTTCAGCTTGCCGTTGATGTCAGCAACCGCCTGGCTGGTCGTCTGGACGTTAGCGTTGGTTTGCCCAATCGACGCCGTCACCTGCTGAATGCTGGTCGCGGTAGCGCTCCCCAGATCCGTAACGGCTTTATCAATGCGCGTAATGGCAGCCGCGTTGGTCTGGCCGTTTTGCTCAACCGTGGCCTTAAGCGTCGTAACCTGCTCAGCTACAGCGCTTGTGGCATCCGCGGCAGTCTTCCGGGTCTCGGTGATCTCGGCCATTGTTTTCGTTTCGCCAACGGCGAACGTGACGCGCTGATCCGAAAATGCAAAGAAGTTGGCAATGGCGTTGCTGACGCTGCCGACAATGCCTGCGTCGCGGCTGGCCGTGTTACCGTCCACATCCACTTTCAGGCTGTCGATACGACGCCCCAGCGCGGAGTCACCATCCGTGCGGGCCGTGGTTTCCGTGCTGATATCAGCCGTGTTCTTGTCGGTTGTGGCTTTAACAGCAGCCAGCGCGGTAGTCTGGGCTTTGTTGTTATCAGCGACGGTTTTATCGATACGCGTGATATCGCCGGTATTTTTCCCGACGGTGGTCTGCAGTCCCGACAACGTGGTGGCCTGCGCCTCCTGCTCAGTCGTCAGCGTTGCCAGCACCTGCGTAACGCTGGCTTTGTTGGCATTAACGGTCGATTCCAGCTTCTTCCGTTCTGTCACCTCCGCTTCCTGCGCCGTGATTCGGGCCTGCCGTTCGGTGTACATCAGGCCTGAAGACAGCTTTGACGGGTCATCACCGGTGTAGCCGCCCCGTATCTGCGTCGCCAGCGTTTCTCGCGCTGTGGCTTCCGCCTGGTCGCCCTGGACACGGGCTGTCGTTTCTGCCTGAAGGGCCGCCATCCCTGCACCGGGCGTAGGCCGTCCGAGCGCCACCCAGTCAATCAGGTAGTAGTTCGTCGCATCCTGCTTAGTGGAAAGATCCAGCCTGAACTGATTCATCGTGGCTTCAGTCAGCCAGGGGATATTGTCGAACTCCAGCGTGGCGATCCCGTTCGCGTCATAAGCAGGCTCGGCGACGGTGACCATATTGGTGTCGTTGAAGCCACCTGTACCCCGCCACCGCAGCTGCCCAGCCCAGCCCGGTGCCCCGAACTTCCTGATACGCAATTTAACGAAGCGATAGGACGAAGAGTTAACACCCAGTGAACCGGGAGACGCCACCCACGGATCGGTGGCATGGTTCGCCGGGCGTATCCAGCCGTCAACGATGGTCGGGGTCCCATTCCCGGTCCAGCCCTCCACTGTCGAATCGAAGTACCAGATTTTTGCCGGGTCGAACTGCGAACCGGTGCCAGCAGAAATCTGCCCAATCTGCTGCGCCAGTGACTCGGTGGTGGTCTGGATCGTCTGATTGACGTTGCTGATATCCGCGACGCGCTCGTTCTTCTCGGTCAGCAGCGCCTGGGCGCGCGCCGTTGCCTCGTCGGTGATGGCTTTCTTACGGTCCGTGACCTCCTGTGCCAGGCCTGCTTTGGTTGCCGCCGACTCTGTCGTAACTTTGCTGATGTCGTCGCGCGCTGACTGAATATCGTCGCTGAGATCGGCGATATCCGCGGTGAGTTCCTTATACGCGTCTGTCTGTTTGATCTGGTTGTCGATATCCACCAGGTAATCAGCTGCAACCGAGCTGCTGCTGCCCTGAATAAAGTCAGTCCATGCCGACTTATTGCCGGTGCGATCGACAAGTCGCGCGCGGTACCAGAATCCTACCCCCGCTTTCAGGCCCAGTTGCTGATACACATGCTGCGGATAGGGTACCCCGGCCAGCAGAAGCGGATTTGTGCCGGTCGATGCAGTGGAATACTGGATCTCCGTCTGTAAGGTATCGCCGGTACCAGCCGGGAAATCCCAGTCCAGCTGTACGCCCCAGAGCAACGGCGTGGTACGGAAATTGGCGGGCTTTGGCACATCACCGGCCCGGCCCTTGAGATGCGTCAGCACTGAGGTGGCCCAAAGGCTGGATGCGCCGCCAGCGTTAATCGCCCTGACACGCACCAGGTAATCACCTTCGTAGATCCCCGGCACTTCGATATTGCGCAGCCCGGTTTGCGGTACGTTAACCCACTCACTATCACCCCGGCGCCACTGTGCCTGGTAGGCGATCACGTCTGCCTGAGGTTTCCCGGCTTTATCCAGCGGAGCATCCCAGGAGGCCGTCAGCGTGGCAATGCGCTGCCCCTGTCTCACTGAGTCGTAGCTCGATACCACGACGTTTCCGGGCTGAGAAACAACACCAGTAGGGATCAGGCTGACAGGCGGGATGTCCAGGCGCGCATTGTTATCGACAGCGTCATATTTCGAGGCGTTGTATTCCGCACCCGTAATGGTGTAGGTGTTCTCCTCGTCGTTGAATGTCAGGTTCATCACACGGAAATACTGCAGGCGCAGCTGTCCGGCATCGATAACGAAAACGGCATCTGGCGCTGGTGCAGAGGAAAACGCCGTGGCCAGGATTAACTGCGTGCCGTTGACCGCCTGAATGACCCGGTTTTCCACAATGCCGCCCTGTGTGCGGATCATCAGCGTGTCGCCCGGGACGGCGCTGGTCCCGCGATCGGTTGTAACGGCTTTAAGCCCGGCGTTGTAACTCACAACGCGCCCACCATACACTCGCCCGGAAAAGCGTTCATCCGCAAAAGCGAACACGGTGCCGGGAACATAGGCAAAACCATCCAGCCCGGTTTGCAGCGTGATCAGGCGATCGAGATAGTTGGAGTACACCGCCCAACCGCCGCGACGCTGCGCCTCACTCTCACGCGTACAGCCAATGGCAGTCAGCTGTGTCTGCTTGAATTTGAGTTGCTTAACCAGGTCAGGAAACATCACCGCAGTGGTGCGATCCTGGTAGTGGTTATCTGGGTCGCTGAAGTTAATCAGCGCCGAACTGTAGCGGTTCTTCTCGCTGCCGCTGGAATAGTTCGGCTTTCCGACGACCGAGGCGCGAGTAAGGATCTGCAGCTTCGTCGTGTCCGCTGGCATGTCCGAGACAACATTGAACATGTTGTTGCCCCAGAACGTCATACCGTTGAAGCCAGCGGCGATATCCTTTATCACCTGCCAGGCATCGGCCTGCGACTGGATATAGACGTCAAACAGGAAGCGCGGCTCGGTACCGGTGCCACCCTTACCATCGGGCACCTTCTGGTCACAGCGCTGGGCTATGCGGTACAACTCCCACTTATCCAGCATGGCTGCCGTTACCCGACGACCCAAGCCAAAGCGCGGCTCCGTGAGTACATCGAACCAAATCCATGCCGGGTTATTCGACCAGCCCCATTTGAATGTCCCGTCCCAGGTGCCGTTATAAACCCGGCCAACCGGATCATAGTTCTGCGGGATGCGGATAATCCGCCCTTTCGGCTTGCAGGATATCTTCGGGATGTTATTGAAGGATTTGGCGTTGAACGACACATACAGCAGCGCGGTATGCGGATAGCGCAGGCGCGCGTCGATCACCTCCGTGATTGCCTGTACCTGTGTCTTGTTCTGTAGCATCTGGCTGGTGCTGTCTGCGGTATCGCGAACCACGCGGATCTGCCAGCCGGTGTTAGCCTTGGGCAGATTGATGCGGTGGGTCAGCTCGTACAGAGAACTGAGCTTTTCCGTTACCGTTTTGGTGAGCACAGTTCTGTATGCACCGCCATCTACAGCCACATCGATGTGATAGGTGACGGAAGTGCCGACGATATCGCCATCATTCTCCTGCTGCTGAAGACCGGTAATGCCGATACGCACCAGCACTGCGTCAATCTGGGTATTACTGATGGCCCGGGTCCAGGGAGTGACCTTCGTCAGCGACACGCCAATGCTGGTCTCGTTCTCCACGGCTGGGAACCCGGGGATCGGCGACTGCGTCTGCGTGCCCGGACGAAAGTCCCAGGAGACATTCTCGAAGTTCATCGAGCCGTCGGCGTTGCCCAGTGGCGTACCGTCAAGGAAGATCCGGGTAGCATCCAGCCCACCAGCAAACTCACCTTCACCGAGCGCCAGCAGCATACGGCAGCGCGCCATCGACTGCGCGGAATCGGGTTGTTCAACAGGCGTGTGCTGCTTCTGATTGCCGCCTTTTGCACCAGTAATCGTTGCCATATTGCATCCATAAAAAAAGCACCCGATTGGGTGCTAATTGAAGAGTAAGAAATTCTCAGATGTCCTCGGCCACGATCCCCGCACTGATTATGGCGCCGCCAATTTCGCGCTCGCCATACAGCAGCGCGACCGGGTTGCCCATCGCCAGGGTGTTCACTGCGCCGCCGAAGGCATAGCTGGGCTTATTGTCGGGGTCATCACGCCCCTGAAGGCCTTTGGGCTGCGGTGAGAGCATCTGGTAGATACCGCCTGCCGCCATGCCGATACCAGCGGAGATCATCCCCGCGCCGATAACACCGGCTGAACCGAATGTCATGCCAGTGACAACAATGCCCGCCACAACCATGACGGCACCCAGTATCGTCTGGAACAAGCCCGCTTTCTTTGCCCCTTCCATCACAGGCGCGATGCGGATATCACTGTCACCACCCAGTTCCTTGAAATCCTGTGCCCCGATGTTGCGCTTCCCGCGAAACACCGCGAACGTCATGCCGTTTTTTTTGGCATTCATGAGAAAGCTTTCCAGCCCGTCCAGGTTGATGCACAGCGCCTTTACCGCTTCCGCTGACGTCTGCACCGCCAGTCGGTGAACGCGGCCAAACCGGGCACCCAGCGCGCCATACAATCGAATCGTGGTTAAGCGCGCCATGGCTTAATCTCCTGCAGCAGGTCTTTGTGCCGAACGCAGATCATCGTCCGGTCTTTAAAATATCCACGGGCATAAGGCGTGATACAGGATGGCTGGCCGTACAGATGGTGCAGCAGTTCGCCGTCTTCGGTGATGATCCCCGCGTGGTTCCACTTGTCCGACTCGACCTGCATGATGACCATGCACCCGGGCGCGGGGTCGCATTCGACAAACCCCTCGCGCTCCCAGTTATCGAAATAAAGGTTGTCGGGGTACAGGCTTTCCCACCACGGATAATCCACGCGGAAATCGTTCAGCGCTACGCCCTGTGTAGCGTGCCAGTCCATGACCAGCCCCCAGCAGTCATGCGAGCCAAGGAGGAACGGGCGGCCAATCAGCGGGATGGAGTCCGGTGTTATCTCTGCGTATTCATCGCAGTCCGGCGCGTAAATGCCCCAGACCACACCAGAGTTATTGCACTGCTGGCGATCAAGGTCAGAGGCGATAGGCCGTGCGCCATCGCCCGGGTGGGAGTGAATGACGCGGACAATGGTCCCGGCGTCTTCGGCGTTCGCCCAGTGTTCGCCGTCAATTCGGAAATGCTCTGTCGGATTTACGTGGCTGTTCGGCACCGGGATGTAGCGCTGGCGCCGTCCTGACTGAATGACGAAGCCGCAGCACTCGCGTGGGGATTCCTCCAGCGCATGTGCCCGGATCGCCGTCATAATGGTTTTGTTCATGGGTATATCCGGTTATCGGGTGAAGAGCACTGTCGCCGGGTAGCCGCCGAAATCAAGAACGGCAGTGTTCGGTTCTGCCAGCCCTGCGCCGAAACGCTTGCGGCAGTCACTGAGGCAACCCCCGCATACATCAAACGCCGGGTCCGCTACCGCATTACCCTTCGCATCGAAATATGCCGTGCCGTTGTAGGTGCAGCCGTCACCGCTGCGATATTGTCCGCGCAGTGCCCATTCGCAGAGCGAGGTGATCTGCCGGGTTGGTATGACCAGGTTCTGCAGGTCTGCCGGGCTACTAAGCGACCAGGACACCATCTCGTCATCTTCAGAGGTTTTGGTATCCAGCCAGAAGGTCTGCAGGGAGAACATCGTCGGGTCTGCTGTCGGATTAACACCGCCCGGGAAGTTCACCGCATCCAGGTAAACCGCGTAGGTGTCAATGATGCTTACCTTCGCATTCACCATGTCCTTAAACTGGAGACAAAGCGCGGTGATGTGGCCGTCGAGGTTAGACACGCTGAGCTTTGGCTCGGCGGCCTGGTCCGTTGAAAGCGCCAGGTCGGCAATCTGGAAAGGCCAGAACTCGTAGGCGTTGCCATCCCAGATGATAGGCTTCGGCCCCAGCCTGGCCTCGTCGCCGTTCGCAGCGTCAATCTCGGCAGGCGTATGGGGAAACGGGCTGTAGTGAAAGCGGTGGATCCCGCCGCTGAACTCTGAGGCATCCACTTCGACCAGGCGGACCCTGCCACCTGGTGCCAGCTTCGCTGCTGTATCAATCAGTGCTGCCATGTCCTACCTCAGGCAAATACGCCATAGGCGCGCTTAATGGTGAATGTCAGCTCGGCAAACTTGCTGTTGATCTGGTTTTTGCGAACAGAGTCGGCGACAACGCGGTACAGCCCCTTCTCTTCGCCCGGCGGCGTAATGATGAAGGCCTTCACGGTATGAACAAGAAGGAAATCGCGCACTGCGTTTACCTCTGTCTCAGTGCCGGTATGTTTCATCGGCACCTGGATCGCGGTGGAGTTGATGCCGTTCTCGGCAACCTGCTCATAGCCATCGCCAAACTGCGCCGCACGCACCGTCTTTCCATATTCAATGGGGCCAGCGCCGAGCTGCGAGCGCCAGCTGTAAGTCTCAATTGCCATGTTTACTCCATAAAAAAACCCAGCCGGAGCTGGGATCGAAAGATAAAAAATAATTCCAGACTACATCCGTACAGTAAATAAGGTATCGTTACAGAACGCAGTAGTTAATCTTAAAAGAAAATTTACATGTTCAAATAATGCCCTTGTAATAATTACTACAGACATCATTACTAGGAATCATCAATGGATAAATACAATCGAACTGCTCAGCACGAACTATTACAGGAACTCTATAACCGGGCACCTTATGGGATCACGCAAGAGCGAAAGTCTCATTATTTGCAGTCCTTTGGAAACTTAGATAACCTGGTGGCGAATCTCTATTATCTGTATGAACACGAACTACTTGAATGTCTTTTCCTAAAAGATCTGTCAGGTAAAATTTCAGTTCAACTAGAAAGCTTGAAAATTACCAGTAAAGGTATTGATTTCATAAGAGATGACGGCGGTTTGGGTTCCATACTTAACGTGCATACTATCAAGTTCCACCGTGACGCTGTCATAGTGCTGGAAGACCTTATTGCCATATCTAATCTAAACGATACTGATAAGGAAAAAGCGAAAGCAGCTTTAGGCGGTCTATCAACAGAAGCCCTGAAAACGCTCGTTCAAACAGTCACGACTGCCAGTTTGGGCATGCTTATAAAATAACAGGCATCCGCCACAGAGCGGCCCTGCACCATCGCTTCATATTTGTTTAGAGGATCAAATGAACCGGGTTTGGCTAATCGTGTTGATTGTCACAATTTGCGCTGGTTTGGCGCAGGATTACATAATTGAAAAAGCAGCTGAACGCATTACTACAATCAGACAGTCATGTGTGATTGGGCATGGTTGCAAGAACATGTAGCCCACATGAGTGGGCTGTCATGGAAGCCCCGGGCGGGGCTTGGTGGTCAAATTGTTTTAGCGTATCCAGTCTTGAACTTCAGTGTTGCATCAATCAGATTATTATTAAGATACATAAACATGTAATCCTGATAGCCCACATACGCGCCGTAACTGTTTTTGGCATTTACGCGGACTGGAATAGCCCAGCCATAATACATCTTGAAGTTCTCAGCCATCCCACCTTGAAGATAGGCTTTTGACGGTGTTCCAAATTGATATTTAGCCGAGTCGGCATCCTTGAGCCTATCACCAATAGTTTGTTTAATTTGCCCTTCGTAATACTGAGGAAGATCCCCATAGTAGGCATTGCTCAGCTCAGTTGAGGATGGCGTAGACATACAGCCACTGAGTAGTAAGGCACCAAACAAAACTAAAACGCACTTTTTCACTATCATCCCCTTGATTGTCATGGTTTTACAGATGATAACCAGGGGATGTCAGAATGTAACGCAGCAAGATGATGTTATTTTTTCGCAAAGCGACCACCAATAGCTCCATCATCCCTAATGGCCCTGATAATTCCCTCTTGGACATATTGCTTCATACGCTCTGCCAGTGCGCGAGCAGCCGCGTCTCCACCCCCGCTTGTATTTGTAGTCGCGTTCCCTTTATTGTCGACATAAATATCAACGTTGATTTGGTGTCCTGATCCGCCACCGCCCTGAGCCCTGACACCTAGTCTTCCAGCAGAATCCCGCGTAAGCGGCATGATTGCCTCTTCGCCTGCCTCGGCAAATACACCACCCTTGGCAAAATTAGAGGCCCCCTGGAACGTAAAATACTGAGGTGAATCGTAGACGCCATTCACATACTTGCTTAAGCCCGGCGAATCATAGACCCCGCCTTTAGCATTGAACGTTACACCAGAGGCAGCATTGGCAAATGCACCGCCAGGAGTGTTCCCACCACCAGCACCACCACTGATCCAGCCCATAGCCTGCTGTACTGCATATGCCACCAGTAATCGGTTAGTGACATCAACTATCATCTTCAGCATTGATTTGCCGAATTCCTTAATTGAGGCCTGCCCTGTGGTCATTAGACTTGTCAGCATATCTGACAGACCATTGAGGGTTGAGCCAGCGACGTTTTTTACTGCATCGTAAGCATTTGTCGCTTCATCAACATAATCGGCCCATCCTTGTTTGACTCCAGCAAGCCAGTTAGACCTAAGCTCATCCTCTTCTTTGTAGGTTTGGCGCTGCTGGGCCAACACTTCCTTTTGAGCAGAAAGATTATCAGCGTAAGCATCAGTTATTCGCTGCAGAGTAGCCAGTCGTTCGGCCTCTCTAGTAGAAATCCCCTCGGCTGCCGCAGCTATTTCCGCGCGTTTCGCAGCCTGCTGCTCGGCGAATTTTGTTGCCTGCTGCGCCAGCCCGTTAATTTTCTGCTGGGCCTCAACTTCCTTATTTTTCTGATCCACAACTTTAGCGGCGTTGAGGATGGCTTCACGACTCGAGAGAAGAGATTTCTCCTGGGCAGTCAGCGCACGGGTTTTAGCGGCCTCGTCCAATTCGGCAAAATGCGATTGCTGTTTGCTGAACTCAGTGTTTTTGGCGTGAAGATCGCCCGTCTGTCGCAGGGTTTCGAGCGTTTCCGTTAGGGTTCTGGCCTGGGCGCGGTAGTTCTCCAGGGTGCGATCGCCAGCATCCAGCGTAGCTCTTGCCTCTTTGGTCTTTTTGGCAGAGTCCTGGGTAAGCTTCGAAACTGCATCTCTCGATTCGCGACTTGTACCCCCTTCACCCTTGACCGAGGTTCCTCGCGCTTCAGCCTCGTAATTAGCTTGCGCGTCTGGTGCGGAGATCCGTTTCCAGAGTTCATCGTAGCGTTTTTTATTGGCTGCGATTTCTTTGTCAGCTTCAGCCCCAGCCTTTTTCATTGCCTCGACATCCATGCCGAGGAAATTTGCCAGCGCACCACCACCAGGAATTTTTTCAGCCCATCCGGCAACTGTTCCGGTGAATTTAGCGTCAAGCGAGGTGAGATTCAGAAACAAATCATTGATGGATGCTTTCAGCAATTTGAAGATATCAATGATTTGATTGCCCCAGGCCCGAACTGTTATCCCGATTTGGCCGAAAATGTCGGAAGAGGAGGCTTTTAGTCCGTTCCAGGCTTGCCCGATATTATCGGTGGCCTCAACAATTTTATTGCTACGGTCCTCCATAGTGCTGGCAAACAACGTTATCGCTTCGTTTGCAGCTGCTGTTTTGCCCTTAGTTTTTTCAAGGGTGATGATGTGCCTCATCATAGCTTCATCAACAAAGCCATATTGCTGATTAAGGCTTGCCAGCGCCTTAATAGGATCGCTTGCCAGCCGTGAAAAGTCCGCCAGCGCAGCCTTCGTATCGAGGCCAGCATCGCCCATAGCCATAATGGATTTGGCGATTTTAGTCATCTGGTCGGCGGTATACTTCCCGGTGTCATTAAGTTGTACCAGGGTATCAACAGAATCAGCCAGGGACGCGCCAGCATTTTCTGCAACATCTTTTGCCGCGTCATTCAATTGCTGCATTGATGAGAAGCCAGCCCCTCCCATCAAAATGAGCGATCTGGCAACATTGTCGAACTGCTGGGATGAGCTATATGCAGTTCCCGCCAGAACAGCCAGAACGGCTACAGAACCCGCAATAGCAAGGTTAAAGGTATTTAGCAGACCACCCGCCCGCCCCAGTTTTTCCGCTGCCTCACTCGTGTTATTAAGACCTTCAGCAGCATCACTGATGTTTGTTGCCGATTCAGCAGTCTCTCTGCTTTCTTCGTTAAAGCCAAATAATGCATCCCTCAGAGCCTGGAGCATTGGACCGAGGCCCCCGAAGGAATCCTTAATCTGCCCACCCTGCTGTAGCAGGATCAGGAATGGGGATTGTCCACCAGCCAGTTGAGTAGCAATATCGGTAAACTGCGCCGGGAGCGTGCGCAGCGCAGCACTGTACTGCCCCACAGAAATTCCAGCGCGGCGTGCAGCGGCCTCCTGTCGGGATAGCGCCTCAGGCAGCACGTCAGCCACGCCAGAGAGCCGTTCACGCGTCTGGTTGAGGATGGTGTTGAAATGCTCGAACTGGGTGCCGTTAATGCGCCCTGCTTCTAAGTGTGCCACCAGCTGCGCATGCTGCTCGTCCAGCGAGTTGAATGCGCGGATCGTCGGGTCGATTGAACCCAGCAGGTTTTTCAGCGCGGCTGATTGCTTCTCTGCCGCCTGAGTGGCCGCGAGTTCTGCCTGGGCACGCGCAGCTGCTTCTCCGGTATCCGTCAGCTTAAGCCGGGTATCGTCCAGGATTTTGTTGTAGTGCTTAAAATCATCGGTATCCAGAAAGCCTTTGGTCTGGAAGTTACGCAGCGCGGCCTGTTGTTCGTCCAGCCGGTTCAGCGCTTTGTTTACCGGATCGATATTCTCAAGCAGGCCTTTCAGCGCAGCCTGTTGCTGCTTGATGCCTTCGCTGCCCTGCTTTGCAGACTCAGCACCAGCGCGGAAAACGCTGTTAAGGTCATCAGCTTTGCCGACGGCACCTGCCGCGGCTTCACCGAGTTTATCCAGCTCATTGCCGGCAGTTTTCAGGTCAGAAACATCGGCCCGCAAAGTAATCGAGGCGATCTGGTCTGTCATTATTTCGTCTCCTTGTGCATTACTTTGAGAGCCTCACTTTCCATAATCTGAAGGTCAGCCATGCAGGCCGCCGCATCCTCAACCCCGTGTAACTCAAACACCCAGGGGAGAACGTTGTAATCAAGGCCGGTCGCCCCGCCCGCGCCAACGCGCCATTGAGTCGCCAGTGCAGAGAAGATGGTGAATGATTTCCATACCGACGGCAGGATCCCCACCTCTTCCTCCACGTCCTCAGGCGTCAAACCAAAAGCGGCTAACTCCGCGAGAGTCGGTCCTGGCGTGTACAACGCTGCGGCGACCTGCCTCAGTTTTTTTCTCGTACACCCATCAGCTCTTTGGTATAGGCCATGCCGATGTTGTCGAACGCGCGCGGGTAGTTCTGCAGGAGGACCACCACGTTATCGCGGTTAAACTCGTCAGGCAGTGCCCAGCCATCAACGATCTCCATCAGGTAGTCGGCCTGTGGCTCGATAAGGGACTTTTTGCCTTCGGCACCTTTACGCAGCTTCTCATCCATGGCGTGCAGCTCTTCGAGCGTCTTATGGCGGAAGGTTAAGGTCAGCTTGCCGTCTTCGGCACCAGCGCGCGGGATGCTGGCAGTGGCGGGAAAGGTCGGGTTTGGGATCAGGGAGAATTGGGTCATTTCGGTTCCTTAGAAAGGTGCAGGATGGGGCCGTAAAAAAAAGCCCGGCGAGCCGGGCCAGAGTGGTTAGCTGACCGTGACGACACATGCGCCAGAGGTGATGGTCTTGCCCGCGGCGTCGGTGACTTCGCAGGTGTAAGAGCCAGCATCGCCGGATGCCACAGACGGGATGTTGAACGTCGAAGCCGTTTTGCCCGGGATAGCGGCACCGCCTTTCTTCCACACGTATGTGTAAGGCGCGGAACCGCCCTGCATGACCACCGCCAGATCCAGCGCAGAACCAGAAGCGACCGATTTGGTTGCAGGCAGGTCAGTCAGGAAGGCCAGCGGCATAGCGGAGGAGTCGGCGATCGGGTAAATCTGCATATCCGATTCGAAGTTCATGCGCGCTTCGTTGCTTTCCACGGCGTTGATTTCAGTACGTGGCACGCGCTGGAACGACACTTTGGCAGAGTAGTAACGATCCGCTTTGCCGCGCGGGTTGTGGAACCAGACCGCAGTGGTATCGCTGGAGTCATCCAGGTCAATCAGACGCTTGTAGATCGCCAGCATCGGGTCGTGAGCAAAGGTATAGACCTGAACCACGGCGTTTTTAAACGTCGGGATGGTGCGGGCCTTATCATCTTCCAGGAACTGGACACTGATGGTCTGCTGGTCGCCGCCTTCGGTAGAGAGCGTCATGACCTGAGGCATGGTGATCCACGAGTCGATTTTGCGCAGTGTGCCTGCGCCGGTGCCCGCCGGGAATTTCTTGGTATCGGTGGTATTAAACGCTTCCAGCACGATTTTGGTGCCGGTCACCGATTTAACGCGCAGCACCATGTTATCGAGTTTGAGCCAGCCAGAGCTTACCTGGACGACATCGCCCGCAAGGATCCCGGCAGCGGAGGCAACGGTCAGTTCGCATTCCGTCGCGTTGGAGGCTGCTGTGAAGACAATCGGCGCAAGATAGGCCTTGGCCACGTTCACACGTGACCCGTTAGGGATTGCGAATGCCATTGCATTCTCCTGAATTGAGGAAATAAAAAACCCGCCGGATGGCGGGTCAGTAATCAGCGCGGTACTGCATGCTGACGGGAGTGGTGTAAGTGATGGAGCCGCTACTGCCGTTTGGTGCTGATGTAGGGCGATCCTGTATCGGTGGACGGACCTGCGGTGGCCCGTTGATGTAAACCGTCAAACCCCCGTCCACCAGCGGCAGTCCTTCGGGGAAGGCATCTGCGACAGACGTTGCCAGTCCCCTGGCCTGCGTCACGCCGCTGCCTGCTGGCGCAATGATGTTGAGCTGGAGAATGCCCTGGTACGTACGCAACTGGCCTTCCAGATCCTGCCCTACGGTCTGCGCAGGCAGGATATAAACGCGCCCGTATGGCACATTATCCGGGGGAGTGAACGCGATGTTCGGCCAGGCCACCGGCAGGCCAAGCGACGAGCAGATAACCGCAACACGGCTCTCCAGCAGGCCAGCGATACGCATTGACTGGTCACTGGCCATTGCGCACCTCGCTCATTGCCTCACGGAACATTTGTGCGGCATCCAGCGCAGTGATACCCACCATGCCGCCGGGCGCCTGACCAGAATGCCCGTTCTCAAGCGCTGCCGCATAAGGCAGATTATTGGTGAAGTAAATCGAGCTGACCTGGCCCACCCTGAACACCTCGAGCACCGCCATGCCACGGGAGTTTGAACCCTGGCCGGAAGCGTCCGGTGTATCGTTGGACTGAGTAGGCTGGCTGTCGAAACCCACATACCAGTTGTTTTTGAAGCGCCCGCCGACATAGCCCTCAGGCTTTTTGATGTCCATCGAGTCATTTACGCGCAGACCACGCTTAAGCCGTCCCGATTTGGTCAGGTTGGCAGGGTCATCGCGAAGGGCCGCGTTATGCTCCCGCACCGCAGTGTTGTACGCCGTCGCGGTCTGGTTGACCTGCCAGATATCCGGCTGGCCCACCGGGGACATCTCAACCAGTTGAGCGAGGATTTTAATGCCAGTCCGGCGCACTGCCTGATCCATCTCCTGCTTCGAACTATCCACAAATAACTGAATGGCAGCCAGGAACGGCTGATTAACAGAGCTGGCCATAGTCACGCCCTCAGCTGGATGTTGTAGGAGATGAGTACATCGGCAGGCTTAACCGGATTAGGCTGCACTACCCGCCATGCTTTGCCGTCGATCTCGATGCGGTCGTCAATACGCACTTCCGTTTCGGCTGTGGCCGCCAGCTTTTTATCGCCAGTAGAAATCAGAGAGCCATCTATTTCACGAGAGGAGTATTCAGTGACAACGCCAGTGACGGTCGCAGTGATAGCCGGGGTGGTTACCTCTTTGCCGGACTGATCGCGGGTAGTGCCGCCACCGCGGGTAAGTGGATAAGCCTTTCCGTTCTCGGTCAGCAATCGCGTTGCGGTGTTTCGCATGCGGCGGTAGTCGATTGGCATATCACCCCCTTTCGATGCGGATCTGCTTGCCGCCGCCCACCAGCCCACGCAACGAGGAGTAGAGCCAGGGGAATGACGGTGCCGCCTTATTCGTGCTCGGTTCGTACTGGACCGTAACTGCGCCCTCTACGCGCTCCATCGTTACCGCACCACCACCAGCGACCGACGGCGTGAGATCAATCTCCTGCGATTCGAGAGCCAGGCGGCACTGCGCATCAACCAGGCGCTGTGGGATAGTGTCATCTGGCAGGTCAACGCCGTCGAAGCGCACGCCCGCGCGCGGCCACGATAGCGGCTGTGATGCACTGGAGCGCTCGCCGCGCCATGTCTTGCCTTCCAGATAGTCCATTGCCTGCATCAGCATCTGGCTACATTCACCATCATCCGAAGGAACGGCATATCCGCGCCCCGCCGCGAACGTGCGCAGGTCAATAACGCTGGCGTAGCTGTTGAAGTCAGGCGAATGGGGATCGGCAACCAGCATGGTTATTCCTCCAGACGCCAGTCCAGCGCCAGCCAGTTATCCACCTCGTCAGGGTGAACCTCAGCGCTCAATGGGCCGCCGGGGAACTCTGGCGTATCACGCACCATCACCACCAGCTCATTATCCTGCGGTTCCTGCTGGGCAGGAGTTTGTTCAGCGCCATTCTGCGCGGCAAGCTTTTCAGCCTCACGCTGTGCGCGCTGCTCTTTGGTCAATCCGGCCATTGGGCCTCCTGAATAACAAAGGGGCCGAAGCCCCAGCGGTTAGCCCATGATGATACAGGCGTGACGGTTGGCGATGTCCGCGGTACCCCATGCCAGGCCAACCTCGTAGCGCACCTGGCGGTACTGGCGGTAAAGCGCGATCTGGAAAGTGATGCCAGAGACCGGATCGGTCACGTTCATCACGTCGTCAGCGCTGTCGCCACCATCAGGCATTGCAGGGGTACGGCACGCCAGCAGGAAGGCGTTACGGTCGAACGCCATATTAGGCGCGAACTCACTCAGCACAGTGACCGCTGCCTGATCCGCCAGATCCTGACGCAGGCCCGGGGCACCGATGGTGATGCTCGAAGAGGTAGCAGCAACCACCATGTACTGGTTGTCGTCACCGTCAAACTTCACCGCAGTACCAACAGCAATCCCGCCGGTACCAGCAGAGATAGCAACGATGATGTCACCCTCTTTCTTCGCGCCGTTGACCTTGTAGCCCGCCGCATTGCTTTTCGCGGTGCGCTTGATGTTGGCGGATTCGTGCAGGTTAAAGCCCATCACACGACCAATGATGCCTTCGCGCAGCAGCTGGTCGGTACCGGCTTCATTCGCTTTAAACAGTACGGACTGCTTTCCACGGATGGATGCCATCGCTTCGCCGCCCAGCACCATGCGCAGGTCAGTGGTTGGTGCGCCGTTATCCACCAGAATCTGACGCGCCAGTGCCATATCTGACAGATCGTCTTTGATGCTAAATGGCGTGTCTTTCGGTGTCCCTACAGCGCGGGAGGATTTGTAATACTGCGCCGCAAGGTCAGCATCCACTTCATTCGCCAGCGCGCGGAATGCCTGCTTGAACTGGTCAGCCAGGATGATGTTGTAAGTGCCGGACGGGCCGACCGCCAGTTGCTCTTCACCGTTCCATTTGACCGGAGCCATTTTGGATTTGGTAATGGTCACGTTCACGGTGCCGATGTTCTGGTCGCCATCGTTCGGAGCGGTAGCTGCCGGGGTGATATCTACGGTAGTGGCCTTCGGTGCCACCGGAGCGGTAACGGTCTGGCCTTTAGCGGCCGCATCGGCTTTGGCGTTGCGGGCCACTGCCGGGATGAAACCCACCTGCTCACGGGACACAACGTCCAGCGCGGTGTAAATGGTAGGGATCAGACCAGTAAGGGTATTGGACATTCAGGTTTCCTTTTGATTAATCGACGATGGTGACGCCATCTTTCAGCGCGGTTTGCTTACCGACGTTATCCAGAGCATCGAACGCATCGCGTTTCATTGTTTTCTGCCCGGCCTGATGCTGCGACTGGTGAGAGCCACCACCGCTGTTGCCGGACGCTTTGAGGATGTAGTCTTTCTGCGGATGCAACTCGACCAGGGATTCCAGCGCTTCATCGAAGCCAGCCAGTTCGCCGGGCTTGGTGCGGGAGAACACCTTGTTGCCCTGCCCGTCGTAGGCCACGACCTTGCCGTCTTCGATTTTGAAGTTCTGGCCGAAGTGGGAACGCACGAACTCAGCCGGGATCGCCATCTTCTCGGAGATAAATTTCGAACCGCCAAAGCGGCCGCCGATCATCTCGTCGTAGAGCTGGGTTTCGAGCTGTTTGGTCTTGCCATTCGCTTCGTCCAGTTGCTGCTGGTAAACCTTGGTGATCTCGGCCTTCACCTGGTCAACGGCGCCAGCGTCGATCAGCTTCTTCTGGTCGATTTTGGTCATCATTTCCAGGGCCTCAAGCGCCTTGGTCGGGTCGGAGATGCCAGCGAATTTCGCGAGACTGGCTTCCGCCGCCTCCTTAGCTTCGCGGTGAGTTTTAGCTTCACCATTCAGGGAGGTGATTTTGGTCATCGCTGCGGCTGCATCGAACGGGAACTCTTTGCCGTCATCATGGACGTACACAGGCATACCGTTTTCAACAACCACATTTCCGTTAGCATCGAGTTTGAGTTTCATTGTTTTGCTCCAGCCTTCCGGCCATTGGTTGTGGGTCATCCGACCCGGTCACCGCGTCGCATCCGCTCGGCGGCAGGCATAAAAAAAGCTGCCCGGAGGCAGCCTTGATTTGATTTATGAATATCAGAGGTGGGAGTTATTCAGTGCTGTGAAGCCTGGTGTAGACAGAGCCGATCAGGACACCAATCATTCTGGCTTCAGGCGTTGTTTCTCCTGCCTCCTTGCAGATAGCATCGAGCTGTTCGATGACATCCTCGGGCAACGGATCGGCGTGAGCCAGTTCTGAGGCTTTTTTCAGGTACGGGAATTTGTTCTCAGCCACTCTAATATCTCTGGGTCAATAATGCTTTGGCTATCGCCATTCATGAATGCGGAGACAATCTCGGCAAACAATTCTTTAGGCGACTCTGCTGAATAGGCGCTTAGTGCGCGCCACCAGCCTTTATCATAGGCACTTTCAACCAACGGGCCAACTTCCGGGTTCGAGTAATACAGGTGATGTCCCATCTCATGCCAGACAGTACCCTGCACAGAAGGCACTGCGACATAGGGCAGTTCGGCGGGAGATACCGCTTCCACCGATTTAGCTATATCACTGGACAACACTTCAGGCCGCACCAGGAAGGTCATGTCCACCCCGACGCTGTTTTTCCTGATAGTGTCCCAGGTTGCCGGGTCAAGTGCCCAGGGAGCAATATGCACAGCATGCCGATCTGAAAGATATGCACCTGCAGCTGTGCTTTGGATGCCCTCCTGCTCACCGAACGAACTCACTGGCGGCAGGTTAAAGCGGGTAATCACGTCCTGAGCAGCGCCAGCTGCCACCCTTGCAGACTCAAGCGAAGTGCCTTCCGGGAAGCGAAGCTCCTCAGCAATAACGCCTCGCATGCCGTTTTCTATTTCCGCAACGGACTGGGCGCGTTCCAGCGTGAAGCTTGTAGCCCCTTCCCCCTTAGGGCTTGAGACCCGGCTCAATTGCTCAAGGGTAAGAAACTCCCCGCGGTCGTTAAACATCTCGGGCACCGTGATTTTGCCGTCACGCAGCATCTGCGCCCGGGTTACACCCAGCACCTGCTCCTGTCGCGCGTATGGCTGCCGGGCGAGCCAGTCGGCATAGCTGGTATTCGCTGGTACCTGCCCGTCCATCGAGGCGCGCGTGGCGCTGCTCAAATCGCCAGAAGGTATCTTCAGCTCTTCCCACGATTGCGTGATCAGGATTTCGCCTGAGCGGCAGCAGAAGTGAATTTTGCCGGGTCCGCGCAGATACGGCACCACATGCCCCAGCGGCTTGCCGTCGAGGGTGTAGAGCTTGCGGTCGCGGATGATGCACCACTGACTGGTATGCGTATCCAGCGTGGATGACCACTGCTTGGCCTTGACGATATCGCTGTTGGCCTGGGCGAACTCCTGCCGCGCCGTAGCGGCCATATGGTTCACAGCGGTGCGGGTCACCACCGCCAGGTCACGCCGGGATGCATTGATCACCCCATCTTCACGGTTAAGTTTTGGCGTGCCGGCAACGCGCCGGACAATCTGTTCTACCGTCTCGCCCTGGAGGAAACCGGAGCGCACAGCATTTGTGATTTTGTCCACCCGGTCGGCTTCAAGCTTCTGGCCCCACTCCTTCAGCAATCTCCCCTGGAACGGCTGCGCTGCTGCTGCGGCGTAGACCTGCTCGGGTGCAATGCTCTGCAGCGGAACGTGTTTCAGGATCTGCTGCGGGATGATGCTGCTGAACAGGTCCAGTTGATACCCGGCCTCATATTCAACGTAGCGCGTCAGTTCGCGTTCCAGCGCCGCGTTAACCGGTTCGTAGGCCTGCTGATTAAGTTCACGCACACCAGCCAGCAGCGATGCCAGGCGACGGGCGCTGTAGGTATCCGCCCGTTTGCCGTCCAGAAGCACCAGCAATTTCGCGGCCAGGTCGGCGTCGAGTTTGTTTAGCAGCGTCACCATGCGCCGGGCGACGCCAGTGCCGTAGCGCGTCACATATAGGCCATGCGCTATCGTCTCATCCTGCAGGCGGTCGTTGACGGAACGAGCCATGTCACACCTCTTCTGCTGGCGGTCCGGTCAGCGAGGCCGATTCAGCCAGCAACTCATCAAGGACTTTCTCAGGGTCGGCATCAGCATCAATCAGGTTGAGCTTCTGCAGAGCTTTAATGGCATCAATACGACGGAGGTCACCACCCTGGCGCAGAGACTGAATAGCCAGCGCAGCCGGAGGGTTGAACTCATTCGACTCAACATCCAGCTCAGTACGGACATCAACGTTGCCGCCCTCTTTCTCACCGATATACTCGGCCATGATTTGCAGGATGTTGTCGATCGCATCCTCAAGGCTGGTCGCCATGGTGTAGAGCGGGGACTGTTCCTGCATTTTCTCTTCAGAGGTCTGGTCTACTGACTTCGTCGAGGTATTGTCGGTGCGCAGGAGCTTCGCGCCAGCCTGGCGCATCTGCTCCACCAGATCGGTCAGTGACTCTTTTCCAGCTCCAATGGCAGACCCGGTGTGCTCGGTATATTCCATCCCCTGCTTTTGTCGATCGGAAAAGCTGGTTGCGGAGGAGGAGCCAATAATTAATTCCTGCCCTTCCTCAAGCCCGAATACGGACAGAATGGGAACTCGAACAACATGGAGAATGTTGTCCTGCTCGCTCTGGCTCTGCCAGTGCTTGACGTTCAGCAGCGCCATGTTGAGCAGCGGCGGTGAACCGCACATAAAGCCGGTGCGCTTGGTATAGAGCGTGACCAGGGTGATATCGCGACGGGAGGTTTGCCATTCATCATGTAACGCCCAGGTGGCCTGCCCCTCTGCACCGGTAGCCTTCCGGTAAATCTGCACCTTGCTTGGGGTTAGGAGCCGGATCTGCTCGACTTTCGTCTGCCCGAAGTCATCACCATCTTCGACCACCACCTCTTTGATGCGCAGCGACGTGAGCACGACCTTGCCGCCGGTCATCTTCGACTTCCAGCCGATCACCTGGCGGGGATTCAGCATGGTGACGTACGGGCGCGCGCCGGTGGCCTTCTCATCAGCCTTGGTCTTCACCTGTTCGGGGTCAACGCGAGGATAGTCCACCAGCGCATGGGAAAGGCCATACTGCATCGCCAGGCTAAAGAACGACTGCGCCCATACATCCAGACGGGTACCTTCAAGATCCACGTCTTTTGCGAACTCACGCAACTGATCCGGCACGTTTTCGCCCAACTGGATTGGCTCAGCGAATACACGCCCGACGTTCTGGTTGATCGTCTCTTCGTAGGCAGGGAGAAGCGTGGCCACTGCCAGGCGCTTTTTGTAATCCTCTTTGTCTTCCTTCGGCCAGCGTGGCAGATATGCCTCACCCAGCCGGCGCATGTAAAGCGTGCCGCCCATCAGGGCGTCGTTAATGTCCCACGCCTGCACCATGTTCCCATAGTCCAGATTGGGTGTTGAAATATCAGGCATGGAGTTAAATCCGTAGGTTGGTAACTTTGCCGACTTTCTTCGGCGGTGAATGCAGAACGGCGTAGCGGGTAGCGTCCCAGTCGTGGTCTTCCTGCTGTGTGTCTACGTCGTCGGGATTTTTGCTGTCGCGAACGAGCACCGGCACACGGCTTATCCAGCCCCGGCAGTAGTCAAACACGTAGAATGCTGCTTTCTCAGGTGTACCCGATTCCAGCTTCTTGCCTTCAATGACGGCCTCCAGCATGTCAGCAAACAGGGCTGCGCCGTTCACGCGCGATCCCGGCTTCTTGTTGGATGGCACCCACTTAACGCCCTGCGATTCCATTTTCTGGGCAATGGAGAGTTCGTCATCGCCGGTGTTGTAGATGGCACCGTCAGCCGGGCCGGGAATAACCTTTTTGCAGATGCCGGGCATGATGTTCAGTTGCCCCTGCGTCACACCGTTGAGTTTTATTTCCTCGGGCTCTGCTAGCTCTTCACCCACCAGCCGCTTATCGACCCAGGCTACGCCCTTGGCGACGTTTGTGGACGACATGTTCAGGCCTTTGTTCAGTTCGTCCGGTGGACAGCCGTACCACTCGCCAATGAGGATCAGCGACCCGGCAGGTGGGCAGAACTGGCGCCCGTCCGGTAATTCAGCGGCAGTACCGTCGGTACGCGCCCACCAGAGGTTAGAGAACGGCTTCGATTCGCCCCAGTCATGGGAACGGTTAACCGTCCAGCTAGCCGGGATGCGGAAAGGTTTAATGACGTGATGGGAAGCATTCCAAAGGTGGTCAAAGCGCCCGCCGCTGGTGACATCCCACGAGCCCTCAACCCAAGCTTTGCGGCGGTTCGGGTCTTTGATGGCCATCAGTGTGGCAATGTACTGGGGATCCAGATACGGGTTCTCTTTAAAAGAGCCGTGAATCGCCACGCGGGTAAGCGTCACATCCTCTTCCCGCTCGGTCTGTGGATTGAACACTTTCTGCGTTTCGCGAATGATGGTGCCGCGCGGCGCAGGCTCGATGAAGCGCTTCTTCACCCAGGTATGGCCGATGCCAAACGGGTTTGTCGTACTGAACGTTTCGAGCGGGATCGGCTTCAGCTGCGACCCATCATCACGTGGATAGTTTTCCGGCCGGAACGATGAGCGCCGACAGGAAAACATCATCTCGTAGAACTCGGACGATTGCTGCTTGGTCAGTTCGTTGAAGCCAATGAACGGGAACTCCTGACCGTGATAGTCCCAGTAGTCACCTTCTTCTTTTCCGAAGCGGAACAGCAGTTCTTCGCCAGTGGGCCATACCCAGCGTAGCTCGGATGCAGACGCCAGATAGCGCGCGCCGTCGTTAAACAGGCGATACATACGCTTTGACTGGGTGATGATGTCGGTGAGGTTCTTATACTCGGTATCGAAAATGACACCGCGCCAAAAAGATCCATAGCCCAGACCAACGAGGCGACGAAAGCGTGCCAGTTGCGCGGCGGTTTTACCCGGCCCGCGCGTTCCCTCGTAGAGGATTTCGTTACACGGGCAGCTCAGGGAGAGCGATTGCGATCCCGGCAAAGGTTTCCAGACGGCTTTGTAATTCATCCACCAAGAACCTCGCTCTGCTGCTTCTGCGCTGCCGCTTCCCACTCGTCTACGTTATCGCAGGATGGGACCGGCATTATGCTGTGTGTGGCTACTACTTTCTGTTCGACCTGTTCTTTGAAGGCCTGCACGCGAACATGTTTGCCAAGTAGTTCGAGGTTCTTCACTTTGTCGGGCCATTTAACCTTTTTGAGGATGGTTTCAGATGTCTCCTCGTCGAAGTTCTGGATCGTGGTGCTGATATCCAGGCCGGTTAGCGAAATTCGCCAGGCCTTTGGCCATGAAGTGATGGGCTTAAGGCTCCCGTCATCATTCAGGATATCCAGAACGTCCATCTGGTCGATTTCAACCAAGCGCCGGAGCACATAATTCGCATCAATACCCACATCCTCGTTGCGCTTACTCTTGAGTTCGGCGATCCTTTTTTGGATGTCAAGTTTTGACAATAATTGAGCAGCTATACGGTTTGCAGTTTTGACGCTGTACCCCGCCCGAATAGCCGCTTGCGTGGCGTTTAAATCGATGAGGTACTCGCGACAGAACATTTCTTGTTTGTCGGTGAGTGCCATTATTTTTTCCTTGTAGGGATTATTTCATGAATAATTTCAATCCACTAACATACCTTGATTCATCGGCACACTTTGAGGTCATGGACAAAATTCATCAAGATGCAGCTGATAGACAGTTTGCTGTAACGGGTAATTTTGCCAATGAATTTCATCTGCGATTAACTCAATGGGTGAATAATTTCCATCGTAATCTTGAAGATGACTACGAAGTTGGTGGGCAGTTGGTTTCTTTTGGTCAAACGCAGACCTTCACATTTACTAGCATTGGTTACTGGGACCCATCATTGATATCTTTTAAAGGGCTGCGTGAAGATGGAAGTCCAATCGAACTTGTTCAGCATGTATCCCAAATAAGTGTTCTTCTCGTGAGAATGAGGCGTCACAATCTTGACGAGCCTAAACGACCTATTGGTTTTGCAAGTTGGGATGAATATGACCAGCAAGTTAGTGAGTGGGAAAAAAGCTTAGACGAAATTTAACCAATTTTTCATCATCAGGCATACCGTAAATGCGCCTGATGATGAACCTTGAAATGGAAAAAAAAGCGTTCTGACAAGCCTTTTGCTTTGGTGTCAGACCTGCCATAGTTCACTCCATTTATCCCCTACAGGGTATATTTGAGATTTATCCGCTAAAGGGGATATTCAATTTTTAGCTATTAAAAAACCGCCCGTAGGCGGTTTAGGGAAACCCATTAGTTACTTAACAAAAGTAATACTATTCGGGTTAAGGATGATTACCTGTCCATTGTCTCGCTCAACGATGGCCTTAACTGGTGTATGGAGTTGGTTTGATTCATCGTAAGTTTCGATTGGAGCAAACTGGACGAACGTTCCCTCTTCCTTCTCGCCATGCATAGAAAATGTGCATTTACGTTTTTCATCTGCCATACAACTTCCCCTTTTTTTATTAAAGAATCATTTTTATAACAGAAATGAAATTTGTCGCTAAGATCTGAATCAACAATCTAAACATGCACATTAGTAATTTCACTATGGCATGCGAATAACTGTGACGCTAGCCGGGTGGCTATGCTTAAAGTCCAGTGGAGAGACTGTGTCAGAGCCTCAGGGATGAGGTTCTATTTGAATCTGTCTGACCATGTTGATGGATTCGTGCGGATATTCTTAATGTCCCACGCTTACGCTTGTTGTTACCTGGTATGGTGCCAGGATGTACAAGACTCTGATGCGGAGAATGCCAACTCCGGGGAAACATCAATAAAAAGAGCACATAAACTGAGACTCCTGTAGCCCTCCTTGTGAGGGCTCTTTTTTTAGCCATTATCAAGCGCCCCGGGTGAGACGCTTTGTAATGGCAATAAAAGGGCCGCCTAAGCGACCTCTTCTTTGAAAGATATGTTTATAGAAGTTTAATTTTCACGTCATAACCTTCCAGACCGGTCATCGCTTCGCGAGCAACAAACTGAATCTCAGAGACTTCTTTTCCTGTTTTTTTTCTTAATTCTGAAATTTTTTTTGCGATCAAAGCGGAAATTTCTTCTTCGGTCTTTTGTGTCAGAGCATCAACTTTCATTTGGGCCTCTTCTGGTTTACTCATATTCCCATTCTCCAGCAAGGTGATAGTTGTTAAATCACTATCTTCCACTATAAATGTCTATAAATTATAGACTAATGATGTTGTCGCTGCATACACCTACCAAACCCTGCTTTCCTCCCTGGATGGAAACCCTGATACGTTGGTCTGTGACAAAAAAAGCCCCTGCATCACTGCAAGGGCTTTGGGTATATGATGCCGGGTGCCTCCCGGAGAGTCGTTGGGATAACCACCCGTGACTCGCTGCTTCAGTCGTTCATGATGAGCGCCAGTGTAGAAGAGCCATCCGGTTAATTAGCCCCTCCGCTTAGGGGGATTCACCATAATTCGTTTACAGCATGGATATAAAAAAGCGATCAGTTATCGACATGCCAGTAAGGATTCCCGGGCGTTATTGGCGCTGAGTTCACAGATACTTTTTCACTGCGTTTGAAACTTCTTCCTGAGTAAGCTCTCGATCAGAAGCTACACAAATCTCGAGATGATCCCCCGTCAGTGAATGAATCCCGGTAAGCATTATTTTTAGGGAGACTTCATCACCGTTTGGGTAGCTTCGAACAATCGATGTTACAGGCTTAAGTACATTTGCGACCTCTACCTGCTGCGAGTTGAAGAAAACCAATACTTTTTTCATAAATTTGCCTTAGTCCCCTCTTGCGTCTGTTTTAAGGCAGATGTCGCTTTGTCTTCAGATAACCGCAAATGTCTAAGAAAGGCCACGCTACTGCGTGGCCTTTGTAAGTATTGCATTCCATTCAGTCCACCATGCTCCGGAGCCACCGGACAAAGCCATGACTAAAGGGCTTCCAATACACCTGTCAGATTGATAATCCATACAGGATGGGTTGAGTCTACATGTTAAAAAAAAATCGACACCTTCTAAAAAGGTATAGTTATGTTTGTGTCGTTTTTTAGAATATATGGACTCACTCAAACTGAGATCGCAGTGTAATCCACTACTCTCATAACGAAACGCTAGAGATGTTATTAGTAAGCTCACTTTGGAATGGCTACTGTGAGTTGCGCGACGCATCTATCTTCCTGATGCTGGCCTTATCAATGTTGCACTGCCCTAGCGCTGATAACAGGCTTACATTCAAATCCAGGCTGGTCCCATAGGTCAGCGGATCGGGAATTGCAGGTTGCGGCGTCTCAGCTATCAGGTTTGCCGGCAGCGGTACCATCGGAACCGGTACGTATACTGTCCGCGTACTTCCGCAGCCGGTCAGTAGCTGCAGCAGGCACAGGCCGACGAGCGCAATCATCATTCGCAACAGCCACTTTGATATCTGCCTGGACTCTCTGTGACTCCAGTGCGATCTGCTGTTTTGCATTCTGATTTGCCTCGGAGATGGTGTTAATAATGCTCACCGCCTGAATGACATTGGCGGTAATGGCGTTTGCAGACTCGGCTTGCTGCTCAGCTCTATCTGCCCGTATTTTTTCACGACTGGCCTTGTCGCTGTAATACCAGGCCGACCAGCACGCTCCGCCGAACAGGCACAGGATGAACACGACGATCGCAATGAGGTAATGGGATTTCATCAGAACCCCCCCGGCGCTGATGCTGGCATCCCAGGGTTAAGCGGCCCGACACCACCATTGAATAGTTGCGGCTTTTGCTGCCATTCACAGACTTCACGCTCAATCTCGCGCCGGGTGATGAGGCCCTTCCACTGCTGGCCACCAGCATACGTCCAGCGCTGCAGCTCTTTGCACGCGCCCGGAACATCGCCAGCATTCAGTTTTTTCAGCAGCGTGGAGCGACTAAACGCGCCAGCGCCCACGTTGTAGGTAAACGAGTAAAGCGCTGCCCGGGTAGGTTCAGGGATGCGGACCTTAATCAGCGGATCGATGGCTGCCGCCACCTTGCGCAGGTCGGACTGCAGCAGAGCATCGCACTCTTTGTCGGTGTAACGGTGGCCGCGGCGAACGTATGCGCCGGTATGTCCATCACATACAGTCCAGACTCCAACGACATCCTGATATGCGTAATACCGCCGCCCTTCCAGCCCGTCAGCATTACCCAGCATGACTGCGGTAATGGTTATCGCGCCCGATCCGCCCAGGATGGCCTTCACGAGCTTACTTTTCAGCGTCGGGTTCATTCTGGCTCCTGTCGCGGCGATTATCTTCGCGGATTTTGAAGTACAAATTTGTCAGGTACGTAAGAACAGCGACAACTATGCCCACCAGCACGCCGATGGCGTTCCACTGCTCAGGGCTGTATGCGTTAAGAATGCCGTTCAACACGCTCCCCGCAGAGGCGCCGTAAGCCGCGCCGGTGGTTATTTTGTCCATTCGTGACATCTCTCACCTCCGATAGTTTCGGGGTGCTGTGCGGTGTGAAGGGATCAGGCTCTCCGGATGAATTAACGACAAAACGAGTGATAGGTGTTTCCGGGAGCCTGAAATAGAAAAAGGCCACCAACCGGCAGCCTTGAGAATAGATATTTCCTGATGAGATGTAGATTGTGGTGCCGGGTGCCTCCCGGTGACTCTATGCTAGACCATAGAACCGCGTCATTCACCCCTCTGTCTAGTCGCCCCACCGCATAGGGGGATTCACCACTGAGACAGTCTAATGGCTTACATTAAATAAGACTAATCTTATCTGTTTATAGTCAGGCTCTCCGGATAAATTAACGACAAAACGAGTGATGGGGGTATCCGGGAGCCTGAAAAAAAGCCCGCCGAAGCGAGCCCTGTAATGTGCGTGGATACTATTCCTGAGCGGAACTGGTGTCCTTCTGACGTATCTCAACGATTCGAGACTGTTCATCCACGATGATAAGCACTGTCTCATCCCCAGCGAAAGCCATCAAATTATCTTCTTTAGAGATGATTCGACAGGGCATCCCTATCAGCTCTTTAACTGATGTTGGCGCTTTCCACGGCCACGGCACAGGACGAGTATCTGTTGTCATAGGCTCTCCGTTTATCATGTGAAAATGGCATGACTACCATTTGAGCCTAATAGACTTTTTGGATAACGGAGCCCCTAAAACGACAAAACCCGCTCGGTGGCGGGTTTCTTAACGGTGAACACACAATGCCCATCGTTGGAACGAAATTAACACAAATTCGGGAAAAGTAAATAGCTCACGGTTGAAACGTAAGCTGTTTTCGTGAGCATTATCGTGTTATCTGCTTGAGCTGCGCTTCTGCCCAGGCTTCTTCGATATCAAATTTCGTGATCAGCTGGTCGTAAAACGGCTTAACCGACTTCTTCCAGGTATCCAGGCTGATCGCATCAGTAATCTGGCAAACAGCTGCATGGGCCTCAGTCGAAGGGATCCGCTCATAACCGCGACCACTGCAGCGCTTACATGTGCTGAATACTGGCACCCCCAGTTTCTTTGTTTCCTTCTGGTTTACGGCTTTTCCGCGCCCCCGGCAATCGCTACAGGCTGCGCTGACCCGCCCTGCGCCGTTGCACTTTTTGCAGAACACTTTTACGGTCTCTTTAACTTTCACCATTCCGGCCCCGGTCATCTTGCCTTCTGGCTTACGGTATTTGTTGGTGAACACGTCAGCCTCGATAAACCCCTGCCCCGCGCAGCAATCGCACTGTTTAACGCTGGCTGCGCTGCGGGAGTAGTCCTCAAACGCGAACGTCGCCAGCTGATGCATTACCAACGGCTTAACTCCTTCGCTCAGCTTACGCAGCGCGGCAACCTTATCGCATTTGGTCAGCGCGTATTCGGCCAGCAGCGCGATCGCCCTCTCCCTGTCGTTATGGCTGATATCCATCTTCCCGAGGAAAGCGCTGTACCCCATAGCCGCGCGTTCCTGCGTCATGCCCATGGCTGCCATGATGTCCGTACCGGTCAAGGAATCTGATGCGGTGGCGCGCGGGGAGTCGCTGATCATCGTGGACTTTGCGAAGTGGTATTTCACGGTGTTTTCGAGGTTCATACTGCGGCTCCTGCCATCAGGTAAATGCGGATAAAGTTACGAAGGATGCGATAGTCCACCAGCACCGTTCCCGGGCGGCGATAAATGCGGAGGCGCAGCCAGCGCATGCGAAGCGATTCGATCAGTTCTGGTTTCATGCTGGCTCCAGCTCGGTGATGGTTAACTCCAGTTTGCCGCCCTTGATGATCGGCATCCGCTTTACGCGGTAATCGTCTACCTGCTGGTCATCCAGCCAGAACCCGGCTTTTGTCAGCGCGTCGAATGCCGCCTTCTGCAGGTTATCCAGGTCCCGGCGGCGGCGATCCGGCATATGGCACTCGATACGGATTTTCACCTGCTTAGCCAGGCCGATATCCAGCATTCCGTCTTTGATGATTTGGGCGACGCGGTCGCGGTAGGCCTGCCCTTCTGTGCTGATGTGCGTGCGCCCGCGGTTGTGCCGGTAGTAGCGGTTATTGCTCGGCGGCCACGGCAGGCTGATTCGATACTCGCTCATACTTTTACTTTCCCTTCTTTCAGCCAGATAACCTGCGTGCGGGCCATGCCTTCCAGCGCACACTCCTTTGCATAATCCGCATCGACCAGGCGGGTGCGGCGGTCTATTTCGTCGTGGCAGCTGCTACAGGCGATAGTGGCGATCAGGTCAGGCGGTTTGATGCCAGTACCGCACAGGCCGGCCAGGCGAATATGCGCCAGAACGGACGTTTCAGGATTGCCATTGCACACGCCGGGGATCCGCACCTGACATTCGCGACCGCGGGCTTCTTTGCATAAATTCGCCATGATCACCCCCAGACCTTTTGGCGGAAGGTCCGCGGCGTGCGTTCTTGACGCCGGGCTTCAGGTAGCCGGACGCTGACGGTCCAGGTGACGTAATCGGGGTTCAGGCTGCGCTCGACCTTCACGCCGCGCGCACGGTATGTCGCCATTAGCTCTTCGGCCTGCGCCGTTGTGCATTCGGTATGTTGGAACCATGAGGATTTCATCGCCATCACCCCGCAAAGCTCATCAGCTGCGCGGCGGCGTTATCAGCCTCGCTACGGCTCTTGAATGATTTGGACAGAATCCAGCGCCACAAAACGTCGAGTGCAGCCCTGTAGAGCTGCTGAAACTCGATCTCATCCATGTTGGCGAAGGCTATGCTGCGGGGATGCTTGCGAAGGGTGCGATCAGGCAGCTGGATAGCGTCATAATGACCGGATTCAATGGTTACCCAGGCGCGATACGCGTCGAAGGACTTACAGGCGCTGATGCTGCCAGTGCGCTTGTCGGCGATGCGTTCAAGATACTGTTCAGCAGCATCCAGCAGCGCGCCTTCGTTCCCGCCGTATGAAGCGAGGTATCTCGCATAGCCGGTCACCAGCTTGCGTTCGTTGGATGAGATGGCCCCGCCGGTTGGCTCCCAGTATTCAAAACCGAGATTCAACAGAGCGAAGAAGCGGCGGTGGAAAGCTGGGTTACGGACCTGTTTGAAGTCGGCCACCAGCACGGCGCCGAGCTTAATTTTTGATTGCAGTAATTCGCTGGTCTCCGGCGTGGCGGGGATCAGGATTCCTGAGGATTGCTTGATGAGTTGTAACTGCGCCATGGACGTTCTCTCCGTGGCGCATCGTTGTCAGGTTATCGGGTGTTCAGGCCGATTCAAACATTATGCTATTCAGGTATTAAAAAGGTCAATTGTTGGCTGATAACTCTCTGACAATCTCAGCCAGTGTGTCGCGTGATATGACACGTTCATCCTTCTGGAGGCGCTTGTGGCTTATGTCGAGACCAGCAGAATTTATCAGCACGCGATCTCCTGGCAGGAGCTTAAACGAACACGCAGCAGCGCCATCAGAACGCCTCACGAGATCGTAGTATTCACCTCCATCAGAACACACCTCAGCCACATTAACCCCCTTACTTTGCTATCAACAAATACACTCTCCCGGAACAAACTCACCAGGGGTCTGAATACCCTTATTGGGTACCGGAAGAAAATCTGATTATTTACTCAAGCCAAAAAACCATACACCAAAATACTGTACGGATAAACAGCATTTATTGGTTTGGCTTAAGTATGCACGCGAAATATATGTTCGTGCAAGTGCATTTATCTGTATGATTTAAATAATTTTTTATGCTACTATCGTACAAAAATTAATCGTTATTTTTAACACTTTGGGCAGGAAAAATACTGAGGCTAAATATCTGATTGGAAAATGCTCGGACCTAACAAACAGAGGACTGCTCTGCGGTTGAGGGTATATTGCCGAGGTGACACACCTTGTCAGGTTGGTAATTTGTCGCCGCGCTGTGGCTATTATCTAATCGATTTCATAGATCAATATCACTGCATCGATCGGTAATAACGATCATGTGATTGTGGGGTGGCTCTTGAGGTGCCCAACAGCCGAAAAAAGGCCTCCGGAGCGGCCTTGGCTATAGATATGTGTTTTGCCTTATCGCTTGTATGGGAGATGATGTCTCGGTTAAAAACGCCCCGTCTGTAGCATATCCCCTAAAGATTCGTGTGTATGCGCAACCTACTATTAAAAACGAAATCGCAAATACCAAATGTGTATGCGTACTAGCAATCGATTATGATTCTGAAAAAATTGCCAAATCCCAGACAATGAATTAAAATATTATTCATTATCTTATAATGAATTTAATTTCAATGACTTATAGAAAGTGAGTGTGATTATGCCTGGTGATTCAACGGGGTTTTCTGGTAGTTTAAGTAACGATTCGGCCAACACCTCAATTGTACAAAATGCAACCCAACGTTCAGTAGTAAGCCATGCTACTGTTGCAAGGTATAGGCAAGCACATGATGCTGCTCTACAAGCACAAGAACAGTTAGTGAAAGACATTATCAGAGTATCGTCCACTGAGCCTGATACCACCTTCGCATTGCTTCAAGAAGCTAAAGAGTTGCGAGAAAAAATAGAAGGATTTACTGATAAAATAGCACAAAGAGCAGAAGGCGATTTTACATCTCATGATGTTGATATTATGAGGGATATGAAATCTGGTAAGATCCCTGAGGTCAAAATCGCAGAATATTTCAGTACAAATCAATCGAAGGTCAACCGCTTGCTTAATAATAAATAACCATATTAACAATAAACAGCAGCCGATAGCTGCTGTTTTCACATGTACTCACACTAAGCTTTTTAAGAAGTTTCCAATCCGATAATGCATATCAGGCGGCATTACACTCATCAGCATTTCAACGAATATAGGCGAAACAGCGTGGCATCTGCTAATACTACGTACACTTCAACCTCAATAATCTTGATCGATAATGTACCCAACCGTTAATCGTGTCAGCAAGTAGAAGGCAAAAATGGTTGTCACCGAACTCAACTGGCTCCGGTGACATACCTATAGTGAGCCTACTTAAAATCTGTAAATATCACTTATGAACCAGCAAGTGAATCAGGGTGTGGTATCTCAGCCATTACCTCTTGAGCATCACAATTATCAATGAAGAAATAGAGGGTAGAATCAACAACTTTCAACCGTCTTGTTCCCTGATCATAATCAAATAGAGGAGGAACAATATTTTGATTGGTTTGAAGTACTGGCAAGCGTTTTAGCGTACCTGTAACATCAGAAGTACGTACATTATCAGGATGTGTATGTATTTCACGGATGAGTTCTTGTAATGTTTTTCGCTCTATTCCATCTTTTAATTCGCTGTAGCTACGGCTGAGCAAAACTTGAACAAGATAATATTGTAAATAAAGAGCAACAGCATCCTCGCTAGGTCTCCGACTTCTACTCCCAGCGGCAATGGACTCCAAACTTCTAACATGTCGTGAAGCATAATCTGCGACTTTGACAGATATTGCTTGATCTAATATATCTGAGTTTTCGAGAATCAGGACTTCCCTTTGTACTTGCTTGACCCCTGATAGCTCGCAGAATTTTTTTAGCAACTCTTGAACAACCGCAACACTTCCATGCGCTTCATGAAATATTCTTGACTTTAATTCCCCGCTGATAGAAATATTCAGCGTATTCTCGCCCGCTTCGGATACCCTTGCAAAATCTTCGGTCTCCCATGGTTCAACAGGCACCTCAGCTACCCTATCTTGTAAATCGCCATTAAATTGTATTAACCTATTATTTTCACGCCACACACCAAGAATAATAAACCGGATCCCCATCTCTTCAAATGTGCGAAGATCGAAAGCAAGCTGCCCTTGGACTTCAACTGCGAGATAGTGAAAGTTTTCAAGTACAAAAAACTTCTTTCCGCCTCCAACTTCTAATAATAACTCTCCGACATCTTGTGCAGCATTTAAATTAAATTCTATAGGTTTACTTGTTGTCTGGATTTCCTTCCCGACTTTTCCTTCAACTCCAGCCTCAATCTCACCTTTTGCAAAAATTGGTATGAAAGCTGAGAATGTGCTTTTCAAAGAGGTAGAAGCCTCTTTGTTAGATGTATTAGCTTTTTCAGTAACAATTTCAACGCCTAGTTGACGTAAAAATGCTCGATATATGTCCTCCGCTGAGCTAGTTGGGCCACAGTGATAGGTACATCGATATTGTTCATCTAGATGTCTCTGGAGTAGTGCCGTTTTACCTTGCTTCGATGACCCATAAATAACGATTTGTTTTGTCGTCGCAAGAGCATCTGATAGCGTGGAGTCAACTGAATCTCGTTCAATGTAGCTTGCAACAGGATCCCGGGAAACTCCAAAAACGTTATTTAGGTGCATTGTCGATCTCCGTAGTTTGATTATCTGTATGATACCATGAGTTTTTAGGAGTATAAATATTATGCATTTATCACACTGCTGATGACTGCGGAACGAAGGCGACGCAGCTCTTTTTGCATATATGAGTTTGATAGCTTTAGCCATATCGATGATCGGCGTGTCGCTGCTCATCATCTTCGCAAACTGATGACCCACGGCCACCAGTTCTTTGTTGCTCAGTGAATCACTCATGTGATGCTCCTCGATGCGTGTAACGTTCCATGTCAAAGTCGATAACTGCCCGCTGGTCGCGGAAGACGCCGCAGCGCCCGTGGCGGATAAGGTTCCCCTGCTCTACGGCAGCCCGGATGTATTTCTCTGCAGTGGTGCGATGCAGGCCGAACATGGCGGCGACATCGTTGGTCGTCGCGCGACCATGCTTTTTCACAAGCTCGATAATCCAGGCGATGAACAGGGTGCGCTCGCGTTGAGTTTTTGGTCTTGGCATACTCACTCCCTTCTCACTTCACAGCCCGCAGGTGCGATACGTTCCCGCGATAGCTTGCCCAGTCGAAATTGACCCAGATGCCGCTGTCCATCCGAAGGCGATCCACGACGCGCGCGCCGAGTGTGGCCACCAGCTCGTCGTAATTCTGGTTGCTGAGGATGCCGACCGGTCGCATCGAGGAGAGCCGACGGTCAATCACCTGGTTGATGATCACCTTCTCACCGCTGGAGCCGCGCTGGATGCCTACTTAGTCCAGCACCAGGAGATCGACGTTACACAGGTCGTTAAGCAGCGCTGATTCAGACTGTCCGCCGTCGTAGCACTCGCGAACACGGAGCATCAGGTCAGGGATGGTCACCACCAGAACGGAGTGCCCGGCTGCAAGCAGGTGATTGCCGATCGCCGCCGCCAGATGATTCTTCCCGGTACCCGGTGCGCCGCTGAAGACGAAACTTGCGAATCCGCCGCCGCCAAAGTTTTGCGCGTAGCTCTTCGCCATGCTGTAGGCCTGACGCTGTTCCGGGCCTGATACTTCGTAGTTCGCGAACGAACAGCTGCGGTGAAGGGCCTGTATTCCGGCACGACCAAATATCTTCTCAGACCGGGCGCGCTGGTTTTGCTTCTCGATTTGCTGGCAGTGTTTACGGCCCTCTTCCTGCTGCCATGCCTGCCACTCTGCAACGCTGTTGAATTTCGGCTGCACGCTGGCCGGGATAAATTTCCGCAGGCGTTCAAGCGCGCTGCCGGTGCCGATTGCGTTTTTCATGGTTACCCCCTGAAGCCTGTTGGAATTTTTTTGTCTGGCTGGGAAATGTGATTTACGTCCCGGGCCGCCTTGCGGTTGTTAAGACCGAATTTTGGTTTGAACAGACCCTGGTACCCGTTTGCGATGCTGGTGTTGATCACGGCTACCGGATCGTGACCTTCGTCCAGGCACTCTTTCAGCAGACGGAACGCTTTGGTGACGGTCAGTTCAGTTTTGATGGCCTTGCCAGACTGCTGACGATAGGCAACCCACTCCCTCCAGGACGACGCATCCAGCCATTCAGGAACCGGGATACTCAACGGGTCAAACTTACCCTTCCCCCTTGGGGGATTAGAGGGGGTTAGATCTGTATTTATATTTGTCTTTGGAAGAATGTCTTTGGTGTTCCCTGTTTTCAGGGATCCCTTTCCCTGTTTTTGGGGATGGTTATCCCCGTTTTCAGGGATGGTTGACGGGCTAAAAACACCGTCCCCAATTTCAGGGATGGTAATAACCCTTGTGACAACTTCAGCAGCAGGAAAAGCCGCTGGGCACTTCATGCAATTAGGCTTGGTGTAAGCCCACTTATCCAGGCGGGTGTTTATGCCTATGTATCTGGTTTGCCCAATACGGCGCAGGATGATGATGTTCCGATAGGCAAGGCTCAGCACCGCTTCTGAAACGTGCTTTACCTTCAGCGTCGTTTTATCGGCAATGAGACTGTTAGCGATCCTGTCTGATTTTTTGGACCAGCCATAGGTCAGACGAACGATGGCATTCAGAACCCGGAACTCGCGCCCGGATAGCTCAACGATACACAGGGCATCCTGGATCTGATTGGCTAAACGGAGATAGCCATTTTCCAGATCAGCCATGCGGCTCTCCTGTTGTTCCTGCTTTGGAACGGGGAATTTGATAACTTCAGCGGTATTTGACATACTTATCTCCGCAATTACCTATCGTTTTTGCACCAGAAAGCCGTTGGTGTTCGAGCACCGCGGCTTTCGCCTTTTCTGTATAGAAGCTCTTCATTGCTACCTCACAATAAGCCGGGCGTAAGGGCAGCCAGACCGCTGACAACCTGTGCCATCGCCTCGACCGGCAGAAGGCCCAGCAAGTGTTCAATCCCCTCCCGAACTTCCTTCACCATCTGATGTTGCGGCGCATTCAGCATTACCGCCCGCTTTGCCTCACTGACCTCCTTTTCCATCGCCGCATAACGAGTCATAAAATCATCTCGTGGCGTTAGGCGGCTTCGGAACTCAAGCGGCAACACCGAAGTGATTACCGGCTCCAGCTGCTCGACGTTTGCCCGGTATACTGGAGACTTCTCCTTGTTATCCAGCCAACGAAACAGCTTCACATTCCATACATCGGCATTGCAGTTGGTGTCGATCCCTACCAGTGCCGCATCTTCAACCGCCTCCTTGATTGCCAGGGCTACAGCAACACGCCCCTCTACCGCCGCCCAGGCGCGAACGGCGGAACAAATGGCGTGGTGATCATTTTTTTGGTTATTTCTCTCATTCTGTTGAAACTGGAATGTCAGGCGTTCTGCTGTCGCTCTGTTATTCTGTTGAAAAGAAAGTGTTTGCATGATTAGTGCTCCTACTTTGGTAAACCGTCTGTGGGGTTTGGATAAGCGTTGGGGTCGATCTCATGAGGCGTAACTTTCCAGTTAAGGATTCGACACAACGGCAAAATTCGAGCGTGTGGGACTTTCCCTTTCCGCAACCATTTGCCAACGGCTTGAGATGAGATGCCGAAGCACTCGCCAATACCTACCTGAGACATGTGGCTGCTGATTTTTTGTTTAATTTGGTTATCCATTTGCTGTCCTGGCTGTTTGCTTTAGGTGATTGGAGAATAGCACTTAAAACTTTTGGTTCCAATAAAAATCAAACCAATAGTTCTAATGAACTATCAAACCATTGGTTGTAAAATGAAAATATGAATAAAATTCCTCACCCTGTATTTGCTAAAAGAATCCATCAAGTGATGGAGGAAAACGGCTGGAGCATGGCGGACCTTGCGCGGCGCGTTATGCTTTCCCACACATCCGTGAGAAAGTGGGCCAATGGCGCGTCAGCTGCGAGTGGCGAGCGTCTTAAAAGGCTGGCTGCGGTAACTGGCAGGCCTGAATATTGGTTTTTCATGGAGCAGGGAGAGGAAGGCGAGAACGGCGAAGAACTACCAGCATTGCCGCGAGTGCTCGATGAAAGAGAAGAAACGTTGCTTTCACTTTTCAACCAATTGCCGGAAGCAGAAAAGCTGCGATTGATTATTCACACCAGAGGCGTGGTTGAAGAGATGGATCTTCTTAAAAACGATGTGTACGACATCATTCATGATTTGAAGAAATAGACCCTTTCAAACCCGCTCTACAATGAGGCACCGTATCGGTGTCTTTTTTTCGCCTTCAAATAGAACTATTAGTTCCATTTACACTTTACGCATCGAACTTTTGGTTGTATCTTCATTTCATCGACAACACGCGCAGCGTTGTCAGGTTAAAGAAATGTTCCGCCAGCCTGGCGACAAGGGCAAATGAGGGTGACCATGATTGACTACGCACGTAAACCAGTACGGCATCAGGCCGTAAAACTGAACTGGGTTAAGGTGATTGTTCGCCGTATCTGTTATCTGCTGGCGCAGAAGGGGAACCCAGATGTGTAACTCAACGAAATGCGCATACTGCAGCAACTCAATCGAGCAAGGGAAAGAAGTTAAAAACGTATTGATCTTCATCCGCGGCGCCCAGCTGGCGCGCGAACAACGTAATTACTGTTCTACGCGTTGCGCTTCGTACGACCAGATGGCCCACGAAAGCTAACGTAAAACCCGCGCAAGGCGGGGTCTACGTCCGGTGCCACCGACCAAAGTTACACCGGAATTTATACCAAAACCAAAAAACACACCCAATGGGCGCTATCTCTGGCCCGGGGATCTTACATTCAAAAATGAGGATCTGACATGGAATTTTTCTACCTGGTTAAGGCCACTCAGAAGTCAGGGAAGCCTGACGCTGTAGTGTGGCTCTCCGCCAACACCCAATCACGAGCTGCGTTGCAGCTGGATGTCGCGCTGGAAGATGCAGGCATCGAAACTGGCCGCGGTAAAGACTACGCCAAGCCTGTCCGCACCGATTTCCCGGTGTTCAATGACCTTCCCGAAGAAAGCACCATCGATTACACCTGGTGCGAGCGCTACACCCTGGCCGACGACCAGCGCACCTGGAACGTGATCCCGGGCACTGCGCTACAGGATGAAACCACCCTCGCCCCGGCTAGCACCACCAGCGATGCGGATCTGCCTGCCGCGCCGGTAACCGCCACTCATACCGCAGATGTGGGCAGCACCTCCCAGCTTGAAAATCGCACCCCGGCGGTTCGCTTCGCCGTTCATCTGTTGGGTGACAAATACCTTTCGGAAATCAGCCAGGAGCAGCACATCGTCGCCAACGAACTGGCGAGCGATGAGGGGAATGTTTACTTCCAGTGTCTCCTGAAGGCCAAAAATGACGTTGCTGATATTAGCGATCTCAGCCTGCATGCTGAGTGGAAGCTGGTGCAGGCCGTCAAAGAAGTTTTTCCGCAGGCCAAAGAACACGACCCTGAACTGGTGGCCGCCTTCATGTCGGGCTGGATTAAGGCAGAAGCTGGTGAACGCAATCAGCTGGTTGAAGACTGGAAGAGTGGAAAGCTCCCGACCAGGGATGAGCCTTACTGGTATGAGAACGGCCTGCGGGTACTCAAAAACGGCGATGAGTTTACTCGTTACGCAGTATGCAAACTGCCGTTCCGTCAGCAACTGCTGGCTCAACTGACGGTGGATGAACTGCGCCATCATGTCACCCGCGGTGAACATGCGGAACTGTATGCGCTGGAGATGGATACCGACAATAGCTATGTCCAGACGCTTCTGCTTGCTGCTGAAAGCTGCTCTGAGATTAAGGCTTTCGATACCAAAGACCTGTGGCGCTATACGAATGCTATTCGAAAAGTGTTCAGCATGGATAAGCGCCATGAAGTGGCTCTGCTGCTGCAGTTCACTAAAGCCTGGGTAGCCACCCCCTATATCGACCGCGGGATCCTGACGCGCGAATGGGCCGCAGGTAACCGCATCAGCCACGTGCAGCGCACAGATGCAGGCACCAATGCCGACGGCGGGTATGTAACTGACCGCGGCGCAGATGCGCATCACACCCTGGATACCCTCGATCTGGAGATCGCCAGTGCCCTTCTGCCGATGGATTTCAACCATCGAGAAATCCCGGGCAGCATTCTCCGTCGCGCCAAAGAAATCGTGACGAAAAAAGAAGAGCCGTGGAAATCATGGAGCAGCATCCTGCGCAACCAGCCCGGCGTTCTGGCGGTTAATCGCACGGCTATTTTTAACCTGGTGCGCATCGCACCAGAGAATATTCACCTGACTCCAGTTGCACACCTCGAGTTCGTTAACCGAACTATGACGACAAATTTCAATGAAGCGACTGAGCTTATGCCTATCCGTTCGGTCAGCGAGCGGCAGGAGAGTGAGATTCCAGACGCAGCTGCTGAATCTGAGGTGCCGGTAGCACAGCCGGGCGGCGGAGTTAAGACCGATCGCTCCCCTAACTACAAACCCGATTTTAACAGTCTCGATACTGAGATTGCGCTGGCAACGATGTCAGCGGATTTCAATATTTACGACATTCCAAGTGATGTTTTCCGCCAGGCGCAAGCTATCGTCGCAGCGAATGACAGTCCGTTTAAAGAATGGTCTGAAGCTTTGCGCGCAACACCCGGCATTCTGGACTATTCCCGCGCGGCAATTTTTGCGCTGATCCGCAGTGCTCATCCTGAGTATTACAAACAGCCCGGACGTCTGGTCGGATACATCGCCGCGAACCTGACCGAAACTGACCATGAACATCCTACAGCGGAAATGCTGGCGGCGGCACGCCACACTCCTGAAGTGAGCTGGGAAAGTGAAGTCAACCAACAATTGGCTGCTGAGCAACACGCATTGCCGAAATGGGTAGAAGCCGGTGAGCAAAAACTCGCTGATGAAGATGAAGCAGAAACGCAGACCCTGCCAAAGTGGGTGAGTGCTGCCGACAGCCAGCCGCAGGTCGCGAACCTCGGCGGCGGCGTGTTCTCTATCGAGGGCCTGATGGGTACAAATAATGACCCGGTCATCAATACCCCCTCAAACGCAGTCGAAAAAACGGAAATAGTAACGGAGACCACCAGCGATGTGCAGATGGAAGAGACTCACCCGCAGGAAGGAGAAGCTGGTGACGCGTTATCACCAGGCGAAAGCACTGATGCAGCTGATCCGCAAACAGATGCCCTGAATTCGTCCGAAGTTCTGGCCGCCGCAGCGCCGAGCCTGGCTAACCAGGAACAGGCCGATGTGAACCAAAACGCGGAAAATGCGCATCAAGATGACGATTCTGCGCATCAAAACACACCAAAAGTGAATCAGATCGAGCCAAAAGCGCATCAGGCCGAACCAGTAGCCGAATATCCAGCGTACTTCGAACCGGGCCGCTATGAAGGTCTGCCGAATAACGTCTACCACGCAGCGAACGGGATCAGCAGCACCCAAGTGAAAGATGCCCGTGTCAGCCTGATGTTCTATCACGGCCGCCATGTGACCAAGACTATCCGCCGCGAAAGCAGCGAGGCGCTGACGTTCGGTAGTCTGGCTCACACGCTGGCTCTGGAGCCGGAGAAGCTTCACGAAGAGTTTGCGGTGTTCCCTGGCGTCCCGGAAGAAGCGTTCACCACCACCGACTCTATGAAGGCGTTCATTCGCGAATATAACGCGGATAAACCAAAAGCCGAGCAGATGAAGCTCACCGGCAAGAAAGAGGAACTGCAGGCGGCGATCCGCGCAGTGAACCCGGATGCCATCTTTGCTGATGAGCTCGAGCAGCAATGGCGGGATAGCGTTGCCGGGAAAACCATTCTGTCCAGTGAACAACTGGCGCTGGCCACGGCAATTCAGCAAGCCCTGCTGAATCACGAATCAGCCGGGAAACTGCTGCGCCACCCTTCACGCTCAGTCGAAACCAGTTACTTCGGGATGGACGATGAAACAGGCCTTGAAGTCCGTGTTCGCCCCGATCTTGAGGTTGAGATCAACGGTGTTCGTATCGGCGTTGACCTGAAAACGATCAGCATGGGTCGCGTTAAACAGGACGGTCTGCGCGCCAAGCTGCACCGGGAAATCATCGACCGAGATTACCACCTCAGTGCTGGCATGTACTGCACCGTCGCTGACTTTGACCAGTTCTTCTGGATCTTCGTCAACAAAGACGAGGGCTACCACTGGGTGGCGGTTATTGAAGCATCGGACGATCTGCTGGCACTGGGCGTACAGGAGTATCAGAAAACCATGCGCGCCCTAGCTCAGGCTTATGACACTAACTGCTGGCCAGCGCCGATCACCGAAGACTACACCGATGAACTGAACGACTTCGACCTGCGCCGCCTTGAAGCGCTGCGCCTGGCTTAATGGAGAGAATGACCATGCAAAACACCAATATCATCGCCGCAGAGCAGACTCCAAACACTATCTCTGCCAGTAACGCTGTATTCAACGTACAGGCACTCGGCCAGCTGACCGCATTTGCTGAACTGATGGCGCAGTCTGCTGTGACTGTACCGAAACACCTGGCGGGTAAACCAGCCGACTGCATGGCGATCGTCATGCAGGCCATGCAGTGGGGCATGAACCCTTACGCGGTCGCTCAGAAAACGCACCTGGTCAACGGCGTACTGGGTTACGAAGCGCAGCTGGTTAACGCGGTTATCTCCAGTTCCAGCGCCATTGTGGGCCGCTTCCATTACGAATACGGCGGCGACTGGGAAAAGATCGCCGGTAAGAAAGACGGCCGCGATGAGCTGGGCCTGTTTGTCCGGGTTGGCGCTGTCCTGCGCGGCGAGACGGATATCACCTGGGGCGATAATATCTACCTGGCTGACATTACCACCCGGAACTCCCCACTGTGGAAAACGGCACCCAAGCAGCAGATCGCCTACCTCGCGGTGAAGTACTGGGCGCGCCTGTACTGCCCTGAGGTCATCCTTGGCGTTTACAGCCCGGATGAAGTTGAGCCACGTAGCGAGAAGGAGATCAATCCGGCACCGCAGCGCGTTAACTTAGCTGACATCCCCGGTGACACTGTAACAACAACCCATTGCACGCAGGAATCAGCCACCAACATTGACGCTATGGCTGATGATTTCCGGGATCGCATTGAGGCAGCTCAGGACGTAGATAACGCCAAAGCAGTTCGGGCCGATATCGAAACTGCCAAGAACACGCTGGGTTCGGCCCTGTACACCGAGCTGAAAAACAAGGCCGTGAAGCGTTACCACCTGGTGGATGCGTATAACCGGGTCGAGGCGGCAATTAACTCCCTACCGCAGCCCGGCGAACCGGATGGTGCCGAGCGCTTCGAGGAAGCTGAACGCGTGCTGGCGTCGGCAAAGCGTCATCTGGGCGACGAGCTGCACGATAAGTTCAGCATCACCCTGGCAGATATGAAACCGGAATACGTGGCCTAAGGGAGGCGGGAGGGTTCGCCCTCCCGGTAATGACATGTTTAAAGAAGAATCTGTTATGCACCCGGCGATCCGTTACCACGGCGGTAAATTCCGCTTGGCTTCCTGGATTATCCCTCAGATGCCTGTGCACGTTTGCTACGTGGAACCGTTCGGCGGCGCTGCTGGCGTATTGCTTCAAAAGCCTCGCAGCTACGCAGAAGTTTATAACGACCTGGATGGTGAGGTGGTGAACCTGTTCCGCGTGATGCGCGACCCCGAAATGAACCAGCGGCTGCAGGATGCATGCATGCTCACGCCCTATTCCCGTGATGAATTCTGCGCAGCTCGCGAATCCACCGACGAGCCGATTGAGAGAGCCAGACGCATGGTTGTGCGCGCTAGCATGGGCTTTGGATCAGCCGCAGGAATTGGTGGGAATTCTGGCTTTCGTAGCGACAGCAAGAGGAAATATGCGACGGCTGCGCATCTGTGGGAGCGTTATCCAGCGAATCTGGCCGCAGTTTGCCAGCGTCTGCAGGGTGTCATCATTGAGAACAAAGATGCGCTGGCGGTAATGCGTGCTCATGATGCCGAAACAACACTGCATTACATCGACCCGCCCTATGTCCCGGAAACACGTGTGCAGGGTAACCGTTATTACAGCCACGAAATGACTGAAGAGGGGCATGAGCAATTGCTTGCAGTAGCCAGAACGATGACCGGAATGGTGATGATCAGCGGCTACGACACTGAAATGTACAACGACATGCTCGCCGGTTGGCAGAAAAGGGAAAAGTCTTCTCGCATTAGCGCCGGTAGAGGTACCAAGGTCCGCACTGAATGCATGTGGCTCAACCCAGCATCACAACAGGCGGAGCGTGCAGCATGAAACTGATTAACCGCAGCACACAGTCACCGCTGGCGCGTCAGGCCTGCGAAATCGCCCTGGCGGCCCATCAAGAGCGGTACGGAAACTACGGGCGCAGCCGGATGAAAGAGACGTACACGGTACGGGTGGAAGGAGTGAAGGTCTGGGTGGAGGTAGTGAACCGGAAAGCGAGCTACGTGGCCACGGCAATGACCGGCATGCGCCGCCTGCGATCCTTACCCGGGCAGATCGCCTGATATTGAAATATCAATGTTTAACAACCGGCATCTTTATAATGATGTCGGTTACCTGAGGTGAAAGATGGCACAGGTGATTTTTAACGAAGAGTGGGTGGTCGAAGCGAAGCTGTGTGAGAGAACGGGACTCTCAAAGCGGCAGGTAACCTGCTACCGCGCTCATCGCTGGATCGAAGGTATTCATTTTAAGCGTGTAACCCAGACTGAAGGAGATAACAACTCTCCGCGGGCGACACTTTGGTACAACTTCCCAAAGATAAACAGTTTCGTTCAGGAGCAGTGACGTGGCGCCAACGGGTGTTGAAATTCACAATGGCAAGATTCGGATATGGTTCATTTACCGAGGGGTTCGTTGCCGGGAAACGCTTAAAGGCTGGCTGGTGACGAACGCCAACCTCAAAAAAGCAGGCCAGCTCAGAGCGAAGATCACCAGTGATATCCAGATGGGGATATTCGATTATGGCCTGCAGTTTCCTGGCTCTAAGGCAGCAAGAAAATTCTCAACTACGTTGAGGATTAGTACCTTCCAGGAACTTTGTGATGAATACAGCGGAACCAAAGAGCTGGAAATGTCCTACGCATCAGCGCGGAACATGCATTCCATCATCAAGATTCTGCTGCGGATCGTTGGTAGCGAAACCCTGATCACCGATATTCAACAGATCGACATTCTGAAATACCGCAAGGAGTTGTTGTTGGGGGATGTACGCAATGATGTTGTGCCACATCTGAATAAAACGGGCCGTGCCCCGGCTACGGTAAACGAGCAAATCCGCACGCTTTGCGCCATGCTGAAATTTGCCAAACGTAGCCACATTATTACCAACAGCCCTTTTGAAGATATTCCTTCTTTGAAACGGCCGCGGAAAGCACCGGATCCATTCACGATGGAAGAATACGAGCGATTCATTTCGGTGTTACCGGCTTCAGTTGTTAACTTATGGAAACTGGCCTTTTACGCTGGTCTTCGTCATGGGGAGCTGTGCGCACTTGGATGGGATGATGTTGATCTGGTCAATGGAAAAATTCACGTCAGTCGGAATCTGAACAACTACGATCAGTTCGGGCCGCCTAAAACGTCCGCCGGAGAACGCACGATTACATTGCTGGAGCCAGCCCTCGAAGCGTTAAGAGATCAGTTCCATCTGACCGGTGCAGACCAGACGACAGAAATCACATTTAACCATCGTGCGTATGCGAGCACTGAACAGCAACACGTACGGTTTGTGTTTCGTCCGGTAATTAAATTTGCCGTTCCGAATCCCTATTATTCTAAAAACGCGCTGGGCTATAGCTGGAAGCAGGGTCTAAAAAAAGCGGGAATACGCAGTCGTGTGCCTTATCAGTCTCGCCATACTTACGCGTGCTGGTTGTTGTCTGCAGGAGCGATCCCCTCTTTCATCGCCAGTCAGATGGGGCATACTGATGCCAGTATGGTGTATAAGGTTTACTCGAAATGGATGTGTGATAAAGACCGGGATCAGGTGGAGCTTTTAAATAGCAAATTAGGCTAA